CGCAGGACGGTTGCTGACGGCAGATGCACTGTCGAAGATCATCACCGATCTCGAAGCGCGGGTGGCTACGGCGGAGGCAGCGCGCGACAAGGCAATGCGCGAGCGAGAGATCCTGGTCCGTCGCGAGAAGTTGATCTGTGAGATCAAGGTCGACGGCGAACAACAGAAGCGATCGCTGTGCATCACTGGCTGCGACAAGAAGATGGAGCTGGTAGAGGCTGCCCTCGATCGTTGCCATAGCGACAAGCGCGGGTTCTTTCAGTCGCCGTATTTTAACTTCGTCATGGGCAATGTAGTTGCGGGAGGACTGTGTGCGGCGGCAAGCGCGATGAGTCGTTGATGTGATACGATCGGGCCTACCTTGGAACACACACTTATTACAACCCTGATCGAACAGGGATGGATCCTAGCAGCGGCGTTCGCCATCGCGGTCGTTGTGCTGTGGCGGAGGAATGTGGTCCTGAGCAATAAACTGTACGATGTTGGGATGGCAAGCGTGAAGTCGTCGTCGGAGTTCCGAAGCGCCGCCCTCGATTTCAAGATCGCACTCGACGACGTCAAGAAGGAACTCATCAGGAGAAAGTGATGAACGACGACAACACTCTTGGCGAGCTGCTGGTACGCATGGGCAAGGTCGAGCGGTGCGATCTGGATAAGATGATCTCCTTCCAGAAGGAGGCGCCGGCAGATCTATTGATCGGAAAGATGATGGTCTCCGAAAACATCATCACGGACACCGACCTACAGGTAGCTCTGCGCGTACAGTCTGGTCTGCGGTCGGGAAGCAGACGACTGGAAGCACTGGCGATCAGTGAGCTGGCCGAGCAGAGCCATCGCAAGACGCAGCGAACGATCTTCGACGTCGGAGACGCTGCCCGCAAGCTGAGCCGGCGCGTCCGCCACCGCCCGGCACCGGTATGAGCAAGCTCGCTGGCGCAGCCAAGCATCCTCTCGCGGTCGTGGTGTATGTCTTGACCGCTGCCCTGCCCGGGTTCCTCGAATGGTTGGAGGAGCGGGACACCAGCACCGAGGTGCATCTCGAACAGAAGATCCGGGATCTGCAGGAGGCGGCGATCCACCAAAACATCCAGGCCAACGCCGAGGACATCGAAGCGCTCCATGACCAGTGCGTCACGTACGAGGACCTGTTCACGATGTACGACGAGGGCAGCCCAACGCGGCGCCCTGTGCGGCGCTCTGCCAGGCGCGGGGGTGGCGGGACCGGTGGCTCGCGGCCGGGAGCGAGCGGCCCACAGCGGCCCGGAACGGCTGCCGTGGACGGTCCTGGCGAGGGGACCGCCGAGACGCCGCTGGAGCGGCTCATGACCAAGGCTGCCGAGGCGGCCAGGGCGGAAGAGGACTATGGCCACGTCCAGCGGCCGGCGCTGCGCAAAGCCGCTGACGTACGCCAGGAAGCCAACGCCGAGCAGGTTGCGTTCTAGTTGCGAATCTAGGTTGACAACTCCTTGCACCGGAGTTAGTGATCTAGAGTCGTAACTATGAAGGGCATCGGATACATACGGGTATCGACCGAGGAGCAGCGCCGCGAGGGCTACTCGCTGGCCGCCCAGGAGGAAGTGATCCGGCGGTACTTCTCCTTCAAGCAGATCGAGCTGGTCGAGCTGTACGTCGATGCCGGCGTCAGTGCGTTCACGCCGCTGCACAAACGACCGGCGGGTGCATCGGCCCTGGCATCCCTCGACCGTAAGGAAGCCGATCTCATCTGCGCGATCAAGCTCGACCGGTTGTTTCGGAATGCAGTCGACTGTTTGAACGTGACCACGAAGTGGGAACGCAGAGGCGTAGCCATGCACCTCGTCGATCTCGGTGGCCAGGCGATCGATACCAGCACTGCCATGGGCAAGTTCATGCTGACGGTGATGGCCGCTGCCGCTGAACTGGAACGCAACCACACCAGCGATCGCACGCGACTTATCATGCAGCACCTCAAGAAGCGCGGCCGGCGCGTCGGCAGTGTCCCGTTCGGATTCCGAAGTGAGATGCGTGGCGAGGGCGACGAGGAGAAGTCCTGGCTCGTCGAGGATGAGAAGGAGCGAGAGACGGTGACCGCGATCGTGGACATGCACAACGCCGACCGCAGTCTCCGATCGATTACGTCGGAGCTGAACGCGGGACCGTTCCAGCCTCGCGGCCGGCGCTGGTACGTGACCACGGTGCAACGGATCCTGGAGGCAGCGTAATGCCAAAGGCAAACTGCACGATCTGTAACAAACCGATGCTACACCCACCCCAGAGCGAGAGCGGGGAGACATGAGTAATTATCTGCAACCAAAGACCGTCTACCATCGCATTCGGTTGCAACTCAGGATATTGCCGCCAAGAGAACAAATCCATGTTCTGACGACCGTGGCGGCATCACTTGGGATGGATTTGGTAGAAATATGGAAATACCGAAACCGCGCATCTATCGGCGCGGCAAGCGTCGCGGATCGTGGCGGAGAGTGAAGCCATGAGCCAGACGGTTGAGGAAGCACTGCGCGGCATGTGGGAAGACCTGCAGGACAACGCCAATCCAATGGCCATGAACTACGTCAAGGGTGCCATCGCGTTCGCAGGATACACAGGTGTCCTCAACGAAGAACAAGTCGAATTGTGGATGCGACGAATCGAGACCTGCCCGATCGGTGACCACGAGAACGACCCGCGCGCATGGTGCGCCTATTGCGGGAAACTTCCACCGAGACCAGAAGATCCTGACAACGACACACGGAGGACGACAGCATGACCAAGGACGAGTTCAACGAGGCGGCGCAGGAGTTGATCGGGATCCCCGATGTAACTGTCGAGTCGAACGACTGGTACAGCGAGGACGGTCGAGCGCCATACCGGATGGTGTTCATCAATCTCGTATGCCGTCTTCTGCTTGAAAAAAAAAAAAAGCTGAACATCGTCGCGCACACGATGATCGCGATGATGGGATACCTCACGATGAACGTCATGGACGATGGCCACTGCCACATCGGCGGTCACATCAGTCGCGATCTGGATCCTGACGAGATCGACGAGACCAAACTGCGCGAAGAGAAACCTGCACAGCAAACGACGAACGTCGACGTGCCGCTCTCGACTTTCCAGGGAGCGACGGCATGAGCCGCATCTACTTTCACGCCAAAGACGAAGAAGCCGAGGTATCGGGAGCTGACCGCGCAATGATGGGGAGCATCGTTAACCGGGTTGCCGAGGTGCTATTGGATCTCGACACACACGACAATAGAGATCACTGGATTCTACCGCTGATAGGTGTTGGTGGGACCCACGAGCAATTTCTCATCAGCTCGCTCAGGCATGGCAGCGGCAAGCTCAAAGTCGGAGACAAGGAGTTCGAGCAGTTCACTCTGGCTCTCAACTCTGCGCTGAAACTTGGATCGCGCGCTGTCAAATTGGCCGCGCGACTACATGGCCAGTGCGAGATCCATGCCTGGGTCGACGACCAGAATCGAGGATGGTTCGCTGACGTCATCGAGGAAGCTCTGGCTGCGCACGTGATCCGTGATGACATGGGTTGGGACGATGTGATCGCGCTAATGCGCAAGCCGGGCGTCGGTCCAGTGTTCACGTCGTACAGCGTGACCGATCAGTTCCCGGGCGGTGTCCTGCCGTACGACAACGAGACCGACGAGTACATCGGTGGCTGGGATGAGGCCGTCGCAAAGATGCGCGAGGAAGGTCGATCGCTGGAAATCAAGCCTGACAATTTCGACACGTATTATTTCAACGACGGTTCCGATTACGAGACGCTGCACGAGGCAGTCGTCGCAATGAAGGGAGCAGCGTAATGGCATTCGATGTCCATCTGTCCATCACGTTCGCGTGCGATGACTACAACGAGATTCATCCCACGGTCGAAAAACATCTCCCGGAGGTTCGCAAGGCAGTAGAATTTTCCCAGCACCGCGACGGTGCCGTAGAGGCTCAACGTTTCCTTGAGGATCTACTCAAGCGCAAAGGTGACGGGCACTGTGGCCACAAGGGTGGTCTGTGTACCTGGGGCGTCGTCGGCAATTACACCAACACAGAGCGATTCGTCGACGTGCTGAAACCCTTTTGGAAGGATCTGCTTACGGGAATCGATCGACCCGATGGTGGATCGCCATCGGACTTCGAGCACGTGATCGTCTTCTACGAGAAGGAGCAATCCGAGCGTGCACACTGCTATGATATTTGGGTTGAACGTGTTGACGATCAGGAATTGAAAATCGTCCACCACAAACTCCCCTTCTGTTGGGGACAGTTTTGAAACCGGAGAGCAACGATCAATAGATGCCGGGATGCTGAGATCGGAAGGAAACACCACAGATGACTGATAGAAAATTTCGAGCGAACGATCACGTGTTTCACGAGCCGACCGGCGAGACGTGGGTGCTTGCCTGCGATCAGGAAGGCGATCGCGTGATCGCCGCTGGCTGGCCAGAGACGATCGCGAAGGCAGCCGACTGCGAACTGCGAAAAGCCACGACCGACGCCGGCCGTATTGACATGCTGGAGAAGGCAGCGAAGACAGATGGCATGCGTGGGACGTGGGCAGAGCGGCAACTGGCAGCGACATGAACGTCGCAGCCGCAGTGATCAGGGCCTTGCACAACAAGCGTCAGCAAGACAAGACCAGACTGATTGATCGGTTGGCTTCCGGATACGTCGAGTGTAACTATGCCGACGCCGAACGCTCTGGTGGAGACGGAAGATTCCGCAAGGCTATTTGTAAGGAACCACTGACTGGCAAGGTGGAGGTCGGCTGGTACGGACCTGATGAAATGTTGACGGGATCAAAGCCAATGGAGCCGGCGATCTGGCTGTGCAAACAAGAAACCGCGCGAGACCTAGCGGCGGTTCGGAACCAATGAGTAAGTGGGACAAATATTTCAAAAAGAACTCTGATCAGTACGCGGACTGTCAACTGATCGCTGCGATGAATGCCTATATCTTTCATCACGGCAAGCCGTTCTGTAGCACGGACTCTCCTGCGTACCACAAGATGATTCAGGCTTGTGGGTGCAGAGCCGGATCGTGCATCAATATAAAACCAGCACTCAAAGCGATGGCTTTGAAGCAACGCAAAGTATGGAAACATTTCAGCCCCAGTATCGACGTTTTCAAGTTACCTCTAGTGCTAAGCGTGTGGGAGACCCACTATGGATTTCACTCAATCCTCGCTGTCGATTACATCAAGCGGTGTGATGCTTTCCGCGTTTTGAATTTTGCGAAGTGCAAGCAAGTCACTAAAGATGGATGGATCTTTGAAGAAGATTTGTACCACTACATGAATCCATCGAACTGTGCAGAACCTGCCGCAGTTCAGATCGAGGCACGGTGAACGAAGCAAAGGAGGACTGATGAAGTTCACGCAATTCACATTCCCGCATGGTGGTCGCAGCGCAGAGTTCATCGACATGGCGGACGACGTCGAGGCGCTGGCAGCGGAACTTACTGAGGCTGGCTGGGATTTCGAGATCGAATGCCACCCGGAACGGCAGACCGTGAACATGGATTGCTGCGACATCGAGAAACCGATCGCGGCACGGTCCTGCCAGAACGGTCCCGACGTACCGGTCAAGGTCGAGGAGCTGGTGCGCGAGGCTCACGCCAATTGGATCGAGCGCGGCAAGCCACGCGCAAGGACGCCGCTCAATGCCGAAGGCTAAACAGGCGCGGCCCGAGTTGATCAAAAAGGAGAAACGAAATTCATGGCCCTAAAACACGTTGTCGAAGAATTGTTTAACATCTATCGGAATGGTCCGCTTTTCCCTGGCGATACAATCAGTCATGCCACGGCAAATGAGTGCGTACGCAATGGTTGGGCTCGTAGAGATGATAAGGGTGATTTCGTTGCTACGGATGCAGGCGAGACCGCGCTGTTGAAAGAGTTCTCTGATATACGGCCGCAGAAGCTGGTCGGATTGACTGACAATGCCGAAGGCTAAACAGGCACGCGACCTGATCGCGAAAGAACTGTGCTGTTACGAATGGTCAGACGAGTCAGCGTGGGAGTACCACAGCGAAGCCGGTAAAGAGAAGTGGCGAGAGCTGGCCGACTTGGCAATACGGCTTGTGACAGAGTGCAAAGATACCGAACGTGTCCGACCATCGAGCGGCGATGAGGTTGAGGTGAACTTCGGCGTTCAGGGTTGGGAGCTTCGCGCGATCATCGCGATCGACCACCCACCACCAAACACGACAGGCAGCAACCTATTCGAAGTGAGGTCGGCAGACTTTGTGTCAACGTGTTTCGTTGGAGTCGATTCCAATGACTGGCGCTATTTCCACGCGCAGGATGATACCAATGCCGAAGGCTAAACAGGTCCGGCCAGAGCTGGTCAAGCGACTCTGGTTCGGTGAACCGCCGATCGGATTCCTGGTGTGGTGGTCGCTCGGCCGTGACCTGCGCGTCGACGTGACCAACCTCCGAGAGATGATGGTCAGCATGGATCTGGATCAGTCGTACATGCCTCCCGACAAGAAGGGCGGCGTCTACGTTGTTTCCGAAATTCGGAAAATGATCACGCGTGCCTTGCTCGGATACCTCGGCGCCGTATCCCTGCGCGCGTGGAACGGTGGGCTCTACTTCGTGGCCGCGCCGTACCTGCCCGAGCTGCAAGCGTTCAAGGCAATCCTGTCCACGATGGAGTCGGCCATGTTCATTGCGCCGATACACGAAGCCGGCGACCTTGCCTTCGCTGTCCAGGACGCGGTCGATGCAGAGATGGATGACCTGGCAGAGGACGTCGCTCGGTGCCGGGAACGCAATGCTCGGATCGATAGCTGGCGCAACCGGCATGCCGTCGCCCACAACTTGGTTCAGCGCTGCGTCCTGTACGAGCAAGTGCTGCAGATCGATTCCCTTTACGTGACCAAGGCATCCAGCTTACAGAAACTCATCACCGGAGAGATCGATGCACGGAGAGACGCGAAAACGGATTGAACGGTTACTTGATGAACTGACCACGCTGGTCATCACCGCGCGGCGTTTCATCGAGAATAGAAACCAGACCGATTCAAAGGAGCGGCCGTGTCAAGAGTGCAACGAGCAGCCGGCCCACTACGAGACGGAGTGGAACACCGAGGTCTGCGGCGAGTGCTGGGACGAGATCACCAACGGCGCGAAGCGACCGGCGACCGCGTTCTAGGTTCCGAGAACAGAACCCCAGCCGGGGTCGTCGACGATCGGATGTTCCTCTGTCTCGATCGATGCACTCTTGGCGATGGCGAGCATCACCTCGACGTGCTGATCCGGATCCTCTGACTTCTCGACCGACGCCGCGACCGGCGCGAAGATCTGTTTCACTTCCATTCCCTTGCCGAGCTTCAGGACGCCGCTGCCATCGCGCGTGAACGGGAACCGGAAAAACTTTCCCTTCTCCAGGGTGCGCGCGACGAGATGGTCCTTGAAGATCCCGGTGAGAAACATGTCGTCGTTGGCCTTGCCGTCGACGCCTTTCACGCGGCGGATGGCAGAGATGGCCTCCTTGATGAAACCCTGCAGCTCCTCGCCATCGCGCAAGTTGATGGCCTTTTCCACGGTCACGGTCTTCGGTTGGTCCATCGGACAACTCTAGCGGTGTCCGGGACTTACGGCAAATAACGCACGCGGACGGTCGATTTCTGTACGAATCCCTGGACCTACTACTAAAGCGGGTTTAGATTAGTACCTATGGCAACCAACAACACCGGCAACTACCTGAACGGCGCGAAGGCGTTTCCCTGCGAGTCGGCGCGTTACGGCGTTACGGCCTACGCGGACGGGGCTGCCTTCGATCTCGGTCAGTTCGATTCGATCGAAGCTGCTCAGCACGAGTCAGTCGCACAGATCCCATCACACTATGATCGCGCGGTCATCTACGACCGGAAGCGCGGTCACGCAATTTGGAAAACCAACTAGACAGGAGCACGACGATGACAACCACACGAAACGACAACCACCGGGTCAGCGAGATCCGCCCGGCCGAGTACACCTGGGTGACCAGCTACTCGCTGCCGAGCGCCTCGTTCCCGATCTGGAACATGGAGCGGGTTCGGGCGCTGCAGAGTGATCCTGCGGTCCGCTTCTTTCAACACCCAGAGCGCGCCAGCCAACCCGGCCGCTGCGATGTCTGCGGCGCGAACTTCGTCCACGGCGACATCTGGAAGCACGAGGATGGCGAACACATCCACATGGGCCACGACTGCGCGGGTAAGTATGAGCTGTATGCCGATCGCGCCGAGTGGAACCTGGAACAGAAGCGACGCCGGGCGGAGAAGGCCAAGGTGACCGAGGCCCGCCTCAACGCTGAGAAGCGCGCAGCGTTCCTCGCCGAGCACCCCGGCCTCGAAGAAGCGCTCGCGGTCGACAACAGCTTCGTCGCGGACGTCGCCGCCCGCTTCGAGCGGAAGCCTTGGCTCAGCCCGGCCCAGGTCGCGGCGGTGATGAAGACGGCCCGCCGGATCGCCGACGCGGCCAACCGCCCGCCCGAGCAGAACGTACCCGCACCGGAAGGCCGGGTCACAGTGCGCGGCACGGTCGTTTCGGTGAAGAGCCGCGAGACCGACTGGGGCACGCAGTTCAAGATGACGGTGAAGGTAGTTACCGACGCCGGCACCTGGCTCGCCTGGGGCACCTGCCCGCAGACCTTGTTCGATGCGCAGCACGCAGAGGACAACCGGCTGCGCGACGCCTGGAACGCCGAGGTCGATAGCCTGGACCTGAACGATCTGCAGAGCGAACTCAGCAACGGTACACGGACCGGACCGGGTCGGTCAGACCTGCGCGGTAGCGCGGTCGAGTTCACCGCCACACTGAAGCAGGGCCGCGACGCCCACTTCGCGATCTTCACCCGGCCCAGCAAGGCGAGCGTCACCGGCTGGGGTGAGAGGGAGGCAGCGTAGGCGCCGACCGGGCTCGCCGCCCACGCGCCCCCTGGCAAGCCATACCAGGGGGCGTTTCAGTTGTGGCCCACAGCGCGGTTGTGTGGGCCGGCCGTTGTCCCGGACACTACCGGGCCGGGATCCTGAGAACGGCCGGGACAGGGGCACGCTGGGCGCACAAAACGCCACAGGCGGCAGACCGCGAAGACCGCCGTCATTCCGGGCGGCCACGGCGTTCCATCCACAGCTTGACCACAGCCATACTTTATAGGCGGCCTATATTCCGTTGACGGATCGGTTCGGATGAATGAAGGTGCCGATCCCGATGCCCACCAGACAGGTCAACCTCTCACTGCCGGCTACTCTGGTACGACGTCTTGACCGTGCGGCTCACGTCAATGGACAGAAGCGCAGTCCATATGTGGCTCACATCGTGAGGGTCTGGCTAGACGGTCTGATCGAACTCGAATTGAAACCCACCAGCCAGCAAAAGAGACATGCCAACCGCACGAATCGAAGCGCAGGATGACCACTTCTTTGTTCACACGCCGTTCGACCAGACGCTTAACAAAGACCTGAAGGCGATCCCGACCGTGCGCTGGAACAAAGCGCAGCGGGCATGGTCTTATGATCGCACGCCGGCAGTGGCGCGTGCCTTGCGCGCCTGCCTGACCCGTCACAAGTTCACTATCGACGGAGGTGATCTGCTCGCATACGCGACCATGGACGTGCCTCTCGCATCGACCAAGCTCATCACCAAGGATCCGCCACCCTGGAAACACCAGATCGAGGCGACCAACATGATCGGTCAGCTCGGTGCGTCCTGCATCGACGGCGGCATGGGCACGGGCAAGACCCGATCCGTGATCGACGCCATCACGAACTACGATCTCCGCCGCACGTTGGTGCTCTGCCCTGCGTCCGTCATATCGGTATGGCCGCTGGAGGTGGAGAAGTACGCGGCCGTGGACATACGTGTCGTGGCCCTGCGCGACGGCACCATCCAGAAGCGAACTGACTTCGCCGACAAGATATTCGCCGCAGCCAATGCGGCGCCGTCCGGAGGCGGCAACTTGATGTTCGTGATCAACTACGAGGGTGCCTGGCGGGATCCGTTCGGCGACTGGGCTCGGGTGATGCCGTGGGATCTGGTGGTCATGGATGAATGTGTACCTGGCGATACGATGATCGCGACACCAGAAGGCGATCGACCGATTAGCGAACTGGCCGAAGGAGATCTGGTCTACGGAATGGACAACGAATGTCAGGTAACCGAGACACCGATTCGATTCACTTTCCGCAGGGAAACCTCGAACAGTTTAGTCCGTGTCAACGATACGATGCTGACACCGAATCATCCTGTGTGGACAACACATGGTTATGTACCTGCAGGCGATGTATCGAATTTTGACTTTGTGACCCACATTGAGTTAAAACGCATTTTCAATGGCGGATCCGAAGTCGCGATGCGAATGGTGCGGGCGGAAGTACAAACAGAAAGTCAAGAGCCGTCCGACACGATTTTGCGGAAGGAGTTGCTCAGCCCAATGGCGCATGTCTCGTCCGGATTTTGTGGCAACGCTGGACACGGAACGGAGACGAGAGCTGGCACGAGAGAGAATGAAAAATCAACAGCGACAACCAGAGTTCAGAAAGAAACTCGCTACCTATCTTCTTTCAAATCGCAATCCCTTCAAGAATCCTGCAACTGCGAAAAAGATCAGAGCCAAAGGACAAGCAACGTTACGAGAGCAAGGATATCGGCAGTTGAACGGTGGCAACGGCAGGGAGCCAACAATCCCACAGAAACTCTTGGCAGCACGTCTCGGTTGGCCGATCGAACACATCATCTCGATAAAGCCGCGACGACCAGGTTTCCCGACACACTACAAGATCGATATTGCAGAACCGACTCTCAAAATCGCGATCGAGGTCGACGGGTGGTCCCATACGACGTCAACCGTAAAAGCCAAGGACAGGAAGAAAGATCGGTTTCTTCGGCGGCGAGGATGGACCGTTCTGAGATTTCCAAATCAGATTGTGATCGACAAAACGGATCATGTGATGGAGGAAGTGTTAAAAGCCGTAAGGTCTTCAACCTAGAAACGGGTACTGGCAACTACTTTGCCAACGGGCTACTTGTTCATAATTGCCACCGCATCAAGAGTCCCACCGGGCGCGCGTCGCTGTTCTGTAGCACGCTCCGACACAGCACCAAGCATGCGACCGGGTTGTCGGGCACGCTCATGCCTCACGGTCCCGCTGACGTCTTCGCCGAGTTCCGTGCCCTGGACCCAGGCATCTATGGCGACAGCTATACCAAATTCAAGCTCAAGTACATCACGCCAGCAACGTTCAAGGTGCAGAAGGATCCATCTCAGCCCGATCGCTTACAGGTCGCACTGACCAACGACGCCGACTTCAAAGCGATCTTCACTGGCGAGAAGAAGTTCAAGAACATTTTCTCCCGTGAGCTGTCGCTCGTGATCCGCTGCATTAAGTTTCAGATGACCGATCAGGAGATCGTCGACACGATCGAACTCGCAGGGGACAGAGGCGATCGCGCTAACAAGGACGTCGGCTGGAAGATCAACGTCTATGCCAATCTGATCAGCCAGGCGAAAAAGACCATGCACTATCCAGAGACGTCGCAGTACCAGAACCTCGACGATCTCAAGGCACGCATGGATACCATTACCCTGCACGTGAGCCGCGACGTTCTCGATCTTCCAGACGTGATCGACGTGACTCGCGACGTGCCGCTGGGCAAGGCGGAGCGCAAGCTACACAACGAACTCTTCCGCGATCTGATTGCCTGGGTCGAGTCGGGCGAACAAGTCACGGCCGCCAATGCATTGGTGAAGGTGCTCAAGCTGCAACAGGCGACGTCGGGCTATGCCAAGGACGACGACGGCAAAATCCACGAAGTGGGTGATAGCCGGGCCAAGGTCTTGCAAGAGGTGATGGAGGAGGCCGGCGCCAGTGCCGGCGAGGCAATGGTGGTCTTCTGCAGATTCCACCACGACCTCGACAACGTTCACGCTGCAGCCGAGGCAGTCGACACAAACTGCCTGGAACTATCGGGACGCCGCAATCAGCTTGCGGAGTGGCAGGAGGGCGGCGCGCCGATACTGGCAGTGCAGATCCAGTCCGGTGGGCTCGGCGTCGATCTCACGCGTGCGCGGTATGCAGTGTTCTACTCGATCGGCTACAGCCTCGGCGAATTGGATCAGGCGAAGGCACGCGTCCATAGACCGGGTCAGACCCGCAAGGTAACTAACGTGATGATGGTGGCCAGCAAGACGATCGACGAAGGGATCTACAGGTCCCTGCACGACAAGCGGAGCATCGTTGACTTCGTGATGTCGCTAGTATCGAAAGTGGGCGAATGAAAATCGGATCTCTTTTCTCTGGCATCGGTGGCCTTGAACTTGGCCTTGAGATGTGCGGTCTGGGTCCAGTGATCTGGCAGGCGGAGTCGGATCCATATGCCCGCGCTGTATTGGCCAAGCACTGGCCAGAGGTCAAGCGATACAATGATGTGAGGGAAGTGGATGAGCAAACGGAACGACCAGACATCATCTGTGGAGGGTTCCCCTGCCAGGACATCAGCAACGCAGGGAAGCGCGCCGGCATCGATGGAGAGAGGTCCGGACTCTGGTCAGAGTTCGCCCGCATCATTCGCGTACTTCGACCCCGATACGTGTTCATTGAAAACGTCGCAGCTCTCGTTAACCGGGGACTCGACCGTGTACTCGGAGACTTGGCCGCTTGCGGGTACGATGCAGAGTGGTCGGTGCTTCGAGCGGCCGACGTTGGAGCGCCCCATCTCCGGCGTCGAGTCTTTATTCTTGCCCACGCCGCGAGCGAACGAGGCGGGAGGATGGCAGCGCGACAAGAGTGGGACGCTTCGCCCAACGCTGGACGGAGTGGCGCGCGGCATGTGGCCGACGCCGACAAGATCGGATGGCGACAGGGGCCCGACGATGTATCAAAAGGGGAACCCGAGTCTCGGCGCAGCCGTGAAAATGTGGCCCACTCCTGTTCGGCGCGACCAAAGGACGTTCAAGGGAGCCAAAAGGGGGGCGAACTCGATCGGCAGCGAACCTCTACCGATAGTGGCTGGTGGAACATTGAACCCGACGTGGGTCGAGTGGCTCATGGGGTTCCAAAGCGGGTGGACCGAATTGGATGTCTCGGCAACGCCGTCGTCCCGCAGCAAGCGGCGTTAGCATTCCAGATGCTTTTCCAAAAAGAGAAAAGCCCGACCGAGGCCGGGCTCGTCCCTTGATGAACGACCAGATTACCAACAACCAACATCGGAGCCAGCAATGAGAGCGACCATAAAGACTGCCGACGCCTACGTCAAGCTCGTTACCACAAAACAGGATCTCGAAGCGAAACTAGACGGAGTCAAGATCAAAATCGCGACGATGGAAGCGAGTCTGATCGAGTACTTCCAGGACCACGGTCTGCAGAACATTACAAAGGGTAAGAGCACTGTCTACCTGCAGCGATCTCTCTACGCTTCATTGACCGATAAGGATGCGGGGTATGCGAAACTCCGCGAGCATGGTCACGGCGAACTGGTCAAGGACAACATCAACGGCAACACGTTCAGCGCGTGGGTGCGCGAGCGGATCGCGGACTATGAGAAGGCCAACCCCGACGAGATCAGCACCGATGACTTGAACAAGAAGCTCGACCTACCAAACGATCTACAGAATTTGATTCGCGTATCGGATAAGTACTCCGTGCGCGTCCGTAAAGGCAAGTGAACGACCAACCAGCAGGAGAACGATGATGACCAAGAACGGAAAAGACAAGAAGACAACGACACTGGAAGTGCTCAGTGAGAAGGGTTTCGCGATCGCGAAGCTCAACGCAGCTGAATTCGCGCACGCGCTGCAGGAGAACTTCGGCGACGAGAAACTGGGGCAGCGGGACCTGGACAAGATCCAGATCCCGACGGGCAGCACGTCCATGTTCATGGTTCCGGATCTTGAGGAAGGCGAGAAGTCGGTCAAGACCATCGAGGCCGTGATCGTGTACTACCGCGTGGCCCGTGCGTACTGGGAGAAGTCGCTCGACGACGGTGGTGGCAATAGCCCACCGGACTGCTACAGCAACGACGGCAAGATGGGCATCGGCAAGCCGGGCGGAAGCTGCATCGGCTGCCCGCTCAACGAATTCGAGAGCGCGAAGAAGGGCAAGGGCAAGGCGTGCCAGGAGCGGAAGCTTCTGTTCTTGATGATGCCCGACAGCTTGATGCCTCGCGTGCTGAGCCTGCCGCCGACGTCATTATCGAACTTCAAGAAGTACCTGACGCGACTGACCTCTGGCGTCGTCGCTTACCCAGGTGTCATCACCGAGATCGGTCTGACCAAGGATAAGAACAACGACGGCATCGAGTACCACCAGGCCACGTTCAAGATGGCCAGGCGAATGGAGAAGACCGACATCGATCACATCAGAACGATCATCGAACCACTGCGTGGTGCGTTCGAGGTTGTCGTCCTGGATCAAAGAGACCGACCCAACGGTTGAACGTGGCCGACCGCGAGGTCATAGCGCGCTTCATGAGCACGCTCTTTCCCGAGGTGCCAGCTCAGGGTGCGATCCTGATCTGGACGCCTCGCGGGAAGCGGTCGTACTGGGCAAGTAGTATCGAGAGCGCTGTCGACGCTGCCTACCAGAACAAGGGCGACACCTACGTCGGCGCCGGCATCGGTCCCAGGGGACTGTCCGACAACGAGCGCGCCAATGCAGATCAGGTGATCGGCATCCCAGGTCTCTGGGCGGACATCGATATCTCTGGCGACGCGCACAAGGGCAAGAGCTATCCGCCAGACGAAGCAGCAGCACGGTCGTTGATCGCCGAGTTACCGATCGCACCGTCTTTGATCGTTCACAGCGGCCACGGTCTACAGCCCTGGTGGCTACTGCCCGAGCTGCATCTATTCGAGAAGGCAGAGGAGCGGTTCGAGGCGGCGAAGATATCACGTGGTTGGAATCGCCTGATCATTCGCAAGGCGCGTGCCCACGGCTGGCAGATCGACAACGTGGGAGACCTCAGTCGCATCATGCGCATCGCCGGCACAGACAACTACAAGGGCAAGAAGGTCCCGTGTCTCTTGCCTGATCTCGGACCGACGCGAGCGCGGACGCTTGGCGACTTCGACGAGTACCTCACCGAGGAAGACTACAAGGACGCCGGCCCAGGTCGCGTGCAAGGGAACTGGACGTACCATCACGAGGCGCAGCCCCCGGCCGAGAAGTTCGCGATCGCATTGCAGAACGACAAGGAGTTCGCGGACACGTGGAACGTTAAACGTCCAGAGCTTCACAACAATGCGAGCCGATACGATCAGGCCCTGGCGAACAGAGCGGCGCTGTTCAAGTGGAGCGAGCAGGAGATCGTTAACCTGATGATCGCGTTCCGATCGAAGCATGGGTTCCGTCTCGACGACAAGATGCGCGACAGCTACTTCGTACCCACCATCGCAAAGGCAGAGGCATACGCCGACGAACAAGCCAAGCGCGACGCGGATAGCGACGAGCGCAACATGCTTGCGCAGATCGGAAAGAGTGCCACCAACGACGATCACAAGGTCAAGTACCGCAAGGACCGCCTCGACCGACTTGAAAAGGATCTAGGCGTGCGGTTCGACAGCATCCTCAAGACCGTTGAGGACAAACCAGTGTACATTCTGGTGGTCAACGGCAAGCAGTACCCGGTCGGTCCGATCACGACACTGCAGAAGCACGATCGGTTTCAGGCAGCGGTGTCAGACGTCACGGGCAAGGTCATCGACGAAGTGAAGAAGAGTGACTGGAATCCGATCTTCCAACTCATGCTCGATGTAGTGGAGCCGCTCGAACTCGACGAGGCTTCCACCAACGAAGGCATGGTCGACGATTGGATCGTAGGCTACCTCAACGTACACAAACCGATCGACGTCGATATCGAGGACAGCGTGCCGGACGATCGCAGTCCGTTCATCAAGCGGATCGACGACACGAAAACCGTGTGCATCAACATCAGCCACTTGGTGGCGAACTTCCTTCGTGCGCCTGGCCGGGCCGACAAGATCACGCTGTCCGAGGCCCGCCTGGCGCTGAAAAGAGCCGGCTGGACGAGTAAGCCAGTCCGCGTTAAAAGCGATGAAGCTGGCGTCATGCGTCGCTGGACGCGGCCTCTGGTCGACGTGATCAGTGCGGCATGGGCGTCCGGAAACCGTAGTTCGGTAATAGCGCTGTCGGCGTACCTCCAAGCCGAGGCTCCTAACCATGCGAATTGACATGATCGGAACGTTTGTAACCCCGTACACGCGAGAAATGTTTTCGGGGCATAGGCCAGAAAACTTTGGTGTTACAGGTGTACGGCGTTACAGCACTAGAATCATTCAATACTCACCATTACATTAACGCGGTTTCTCGTTACAGCACCTGTTACACCATTATTATGCAAGAGTTCCACGTATTGGGTCCGCCGGGCACGGGCAAGACCACGTATCTGACGCGGCAGATCAAAGCGGCCCGGGAGCGGTACGACGAACGCGGGGTGATGGTGGTGTCGTTCACGCGCACGGCAGCAGCCGAGATTGCTGCGCGGATCGATCCCGAGGCAGGTAAGCGACGTCGCAAGGATCGAACCACTGCAGCGCGCGTGGGTACGCTGCACTCGATCTGCTTCCATCTACTCGACCAACCCAAGATCGCCGACAAGATGATTGCGAAGTGGAACGAGGTCGCTGCGTCCAGCGATCAACTGTGTGGCGCCAAGGACTTCGAGGATCCGGATTGGAACGGTTCTGGCTTCGGTGCCGGCGACGACAAGATGTCGATGGTTCAACGCATGCGCGCGACGATGACTCCGTTCACTGCGTGGCCTACAGAGGCGCAGGGTTTCTATCGCCGCTGGTGCAAGTGGAAGGACGATGAGGGCTACATGGATTTCACGGATCTCATCGAGACGTGTGTAACCAAGAAGGTGCCACCGCCTGCCGGAGTGCGCGTTGCCATCCTCGACGAAGCACAGGACTCGACGAAGCTTGAACTTACGCTCATGCGGCAGTGGGCGGAGCACTTCGACAAGTTAGTGATCGCGTACGACGACGATCAAGCACTGTTCACGTGGAGGGGCGCGACGCCTGACAGCCTCATCGAGGCACCAATTTCCGAAAATCAGAAACGGATCCTGTCGCAGAGCTACCGCGTGCCACGAGTGATCCATTCGTTCGCGATGTCCTGGATCGAGAAGATCAGTGCCCGCGTGACCAAGCCATACCTGCCGAGGGACGTAGAAGGATCGATAGAGACGACATCAGCAACGTTCCGGCACGTGCAGCCACTCATCAACGAGATCAATACTGAGATCGCTGCCGGTCGTACGTTCATGGTGCTGGCGGCGTGCAGCTACATGCTGAACCCGATCGTGTCAGTACTGCGCGACGAGGGCATTCCGTTTCACAACCCGTACCGACTGACTCGCGGTGACTGGAACCCACTGCGGAACGCAAAAGGATCGCTGGCCAATCGGTTGTGGACGTTCCTGTCACGCAACAGCACCATCCATGGCGACGGCGCGTTCCTGGAAGTGTGGACCGCGAAGGAGGTCTATGCGTGGGCCGAGCACTTATCTGCCGCCGTCTTCGCACGTCGCGGTGCCAAGTCGGAACTGAAGAAGCTTGCGAAGGAGACACCGAACGATGTGATCCGAGACGAGGAGTTCTTTCGACCCGAGCATCGATCTGCGATCTATAACGGTGACCTCGACTGGTACGAGCGGAACATCCTGCCACCCAAGCAGCGCGGGTTCAGTTATCCGATCCGGATCATACGGCGTGATCCCAAACTGATCACGGAGACACCGAAGGTAGTCGTGGGCACGGTTCACAGCGTTAAAGGTTCTGAATCCGATGTAGTCAGCATCTGGCCGGATCTCTCACCGAATGGATTCGGTCACTGGTGTTCGTCGAATGGCAAGGACGACGTGCGCCGGACGTTCTACGTTGCTTTTACACGTGCCCGCGAGCGACTGCTACTCGGTAGTCCACGCAGCACTGCAGGAGTTGAGTGGGGAGTTTGATATGATGCCAGGAGGAGGAAGCCATGACTGAGAACAACCCAACACCGTGGATAGTGAGAGCCGAGGGCGGCGTATACATGGTGATCGATGCGAACAACGATATCGTGAAGGGCGGGCTGAAGAAGGCCGAGGCACTTGCCATGCTCGAAGGCAAGACCGCACCGCCGATCAAAGCACCGGACGTGGGACCACCGGAGACGGCAGCAGCGACGGCTGAGGATACCGACGCTGAGTCACCGCCGCCGATGATGCCGAGCAAGGGTCGTCGACGAGGTCGCTCCAAGTAATGCGAACGTTTTTCAAGATCATCGGCTACCCGATCATTTACGTCGCGACGTCAGGAGCCAACCTGATTGGTCTGATCGGGTTGCTGTTCATGTATGCGCTTGGCGGTCACCGGTTCTTCACGTATCGAGGCGCGCTCTTTATGGAGCTTGGATTGAACCGCTGGTTCACTCGCAAGTTCTATCAGGAGTGGGGCGGCAGCACGTTCGGGCCTCATATGATCATGGTCAAGGAAGACATGGACCGTCCGCTGTGGGATGCGGAACTGCGGCACGGCGAACAGATGACGTCGGAGGCATTCGAGAAGATCGCGATCGGTGTGGTGATGAACGTGTTTGGAATCCCGTGGTGGATACCAGCAACGTGGTGGGCGCTCGGCGGACTGATTGCGATCTTGATGGCGATGCTGACGGCGACGTTGCGTGGCGAGCATCCGTACTACGGCAGCCACTTCGAAAAAGCCGTACATCCGCGTTATCGAGAGCATCCATGACGACGGCCGATATACGCGAGAGGCTGAAACTGATCAGTCCAGAACTCCGGGCGACGGAGGGATCCGAGATGCGCGCGATCACGGTGCTGATGGATGCACTCGATGATGTCTGCGACGTGATCGACGATCAGGAGACCCGCATCGTGCAGCTTGAAGGCGTGCTGGCGTCCTACCAGAAGGCACTGGGAACGCCGAACGAATTGGCTGAGGCGACGGCTGCCTTGATCAAGGCTAGGAAATGACAGCGCTGGTCCTCGCATTTATATTCGGCTACGTGATAGGGCGCGGGGTACAGCGGGCGGAGACATTACCGAAGTACGAACTCGATACCAGACGGATCCGATGGCACGACCAAAGAGCACACCTTCCCAAGTAGGACGACGATCCCGGTTGAAGGGCAAGACGTTCGAAGCAGAGATCGCAAGAGATCTGCGCGACGTCTTCGATCCGCCTGGACTGGTGAAGAAGCTCGTCGATGCATCGCGGTTCCCAAAGCTACACCGTGAACTACTGAAGCGATCGCGGGTGCGGCGTGCGCGGCAGTCAGAAGGCGCGAAGCACTCAGACGTCGTCGTCGAGGATTGTGCGTGGTGGTTCGAGCTGTCGACGTCAGCAGGCGTCAGCCCGATCCGGAAACTGGCGCAGGCCGAGAAGGACATTTACGACACGGGCAGCGACCAGCTACCGATCGTGATCACGCGGGAGAAGGGTCGGCAATCGATCCAGGTCACGGTGCGAATGGGAACGCTGATGGCATTGTATGAACTCTTCACGCCAGCACCACTGACCCAGCGCGAGAAGGATGTGGTTGTACAGATCGACTATCCGGATCTGATCGATCGGCTGCGATGGAATGAAACCAGACACCACAGGAAGACCAGCCATGGATGAACCAGCAGATCGTATCCACTCCATGGTCGAGAGTATCGTGAAGGAACTTGTCGACGACCGCGACGGTCTGACGGTTGCAGTGCTGGCGTCTGCCGAAGGTCGCACCTTGATCATTACGGTTAGACCTGCCGGCAATGACATCGGCAAGGTGATCGGACGCGGCGGTCGTACGGCGCAGGCGATCCGGACAATCATCGAAGCCATAGCGGCGCGGCTACAGATGAAGATCCAATTGGAGATCGACGACAAGAACAGCGAACGCAAGCAGCAGCAGTCGCACTGGTAGGGGAAACAACCATGCTCATCGATCACAACGAGGCGCGCGAGGTGTACCGGGAACTCAAGTGGATCAGCGAGGAGGTACTGCGATCTATCAACTGCCGACCCGAGCCAGACTTTCCCAGACGCGTACGGCGCTGGCGGAACGGTAGACCGAAGGGCATTCTCTTTCACTACACGGGCGGTGCGAGCGGCATCAAGGCTTTGAAGTGGTGCAACCATCCGGGCTGGGGGAACACGGGCAGCTCGTGGCACGTGACGGTATTCGATCGCAAACCTGACAACACTGCCGGCGAGCGGTGGGATCGGTTGGCGGACAAGTCGATGCAGGCATTGTTCCCGGTACCGACGATCATAAACGCGAGCTGGGACCTGGGGACGTGGCACGGCAACTGGTCGAACAACGTGTGCCTCGGTATCGAGAACCGCAACATGGGTCGAGGTCCATCGATCGGGACTGCCAAGGATGGCACGACGATGATCTTGGACAAACCCGCAGTCGATGTGAAGGGCCAGATCATGAAGATCGGTGCCAACGTCAATGTGTACGAGTCGTTCACCAGAGGACAGATCATTGCGAACGCAAACATCGGTCACGTGATGACCGGCTACTGGAACGAACCACTCGATCCCACATGGATGCTTCCGCACCATGGCGTGTGGGCAACGAAGAGTGATACCGGTAGTCCATTCGTGTTCCCGATCGCGCAGCTACGGTCAAACATCGTCAGCGACATCAGTCCGGACTCTGGTGGGATGGATCTCGGCGAGTACCCTGACCTCGGTCACAGTGCCGACGACGACGGCACTTGGTGGGACGTAGAAGCGAACGAGGTGCGCTGCGACCTCGAACCGATCGTGGTGCCGTGGGACGAGCCAGATGCTTTCATCGATCAGGAGGATCCGAACGAGGTGGATCGGCTACTCAATCGAATGGGCTATCACGTCACCGGAGATCCTGTGAACAGATCGCGTGCGGTACGCATTTTTCAGAGGAGTACATCGGCGTTTAGGAAGCGCGGGCGTGCTCGCGACGTGCTGAAGACGGACGGTGTGGTAGGACCCAAAACCAAAAAGGCATTGACGGCTCGCATCGCTGCTCTACAGTTGCCGTAAGTGGCACGCATGGCGCGCAAGCAGGATCTCGGTGTTCTGATCGAGCGGCTACCGCTGGTCGGTGGACTGAAACCGAGGCCGACTGACCTCGACGAGGGCGACAATCCCCTGATACCACCGGCCCGGTTCCACGACTGCCCGAGCCACGCAGGGTGCCTTGACGCCGCTAGTCGTGCTGGTTTAGAAGGTATGACGTGTGAGAACTGCAATGTCTATGCGCACTACGAAGAAGAAGTCACTCGGCAAATCCAAAAAGCAGAAGTCACTCGGCAAGCCACTAGGCGCCACGCTGGTGAACTGGCCGGAAGCCCTGGCACGACGACGACGGGGAATAACCGATCCCGTGCAGCGACAGGACGTGGCCGTGGCACATCGAAAACTACTCGCCGAGTTCGACGATTGGAAGAGGACGATACAGAGGATCATTCAGACCGAGTCTGAGCTGGACCTCAAGGACGACGATAGTTATTCGTTCGTGCTACCGCCGCAGATGGTCCGCATCTGTTACGAGGCGATGCTGAAGCAGTACATGAACGCGAAGAGATGCGAGCGGAACCAGGCGGTCAAGGAACTGCGCGACAAGTTGGAAGCGGACCACGCACTGGGTGAGGTGCGTGCTGCCGCCGATGCAGAGGCAGAGAAGGAACCGGAGCCGGAAGGCGAACCGCGTGCGAGGTTCGTACCGGCGTATCTCGACAAGGACGGCAAAGAGAAAGGCAATGCATAATGGGTTGCGCGAAACATCCGAAGGCGAAGCTGGTCAGGGATCCCGACGATGAAGCGTGGACGTGCGGTGCGATCGATCGTGTTGACGACGGCGTGGACGTGGAGTGCAGCGTATACGTGTGTCCGGATCATGAGGGACGGGATCTAGTCGCTCATGAAGTAACGCAACACGTGGCCGTGTTGATCTGCGTGAAGTGTCACCGAAAGTTCACGACGTACACCGACGCTGGTCGTGCGGCGCGCGATGCAGAGGAGGCGGCGCAGCCATTGCCGACCGACGTCAAGATCGTTCGCGAGTTTCTGATGCCGACGACATCCGAGGTGGTGTTTGCCATCCGTGACCTTCTTGCTGCGAAGGGACCTCTGGCAGAGGGTACTGTGATCGTGTTGGCAGTCGGCTTGATTCCGAAGCTGTACATATTCGATACGACCACGGGTGCTATCATCGACCATGGCGACGTTGAAGGATAGGAAGGGCAAGCACGGCCCGGATACGTTCGAGGGCGAGCGGCACGTCTTCATCGTGGCACTGCCGCGTAAGAAGTTCGAGGAGAAGGATGCGAGTGCGTGGGTCGCAGCTCAGGGATACTCGTGGAAGGTCTGTCGCCACAACGAGAAGGAGTGGCAATACGTTCAGAGACGCGCGGCCGTGTTCGAGCCCGGATCCTTGCGACGTGTGACTGGCGACGATGGCGACCACATCCTGATTCTCGGAACGATGCGGACGCGGGCAGTCAAGGTGGTCAAGGGCGACGTGCGGAAACGAGCGCAGGACAGGATCGCACAACGCAAGAGACTGAAACCGAAAGAAGCTCGCGACGCGATCGTGGTCCTACTCGAACACTTTGGACTCGGTGGAACGGTTGGCTATGCCGGCGACCAACTCGATATGCAAGGCAAGCAGGCTGCTGCATTGATCCGGACCGGTGTCGAGGAGCAATACAAGTCGTGGGCATCGGCAAACCACCGCGACAACTTCGTCAGATACATCAGTTTCCAGATCGGAGTGATTCGGAAACTCGAACACGCGTGCAAGCTGTTCATGGAGGACCCGGACTCGAAGCAATACAACGCGCTCGTATCAGCGTGCAAGGCACAGTCGGATATCTATGAACGGCTATTCGATCGCGGCGTTGCAATGGGTGTGATTGAAACGCGCGCACCCGAAACTCACAAGGCCAGCAACGATCGCACGGGCATGATCGCCACGCTTCGAAAAGAGCTGTCGGCACTGACCGATCTCGTCGCTGAATTGGAAGTCGAGGAAACGCAGACCACGCGGACGCGACGAGTGAAGATCAAAGCGTCTCGTGGTGGTGCCACTGCGCGAGGTGGTCTCGGAACCTTGACGCCGGGATCAGGCGATCGGAAAGACTTCGGCGGTGACGACACGACCAGCGACGATGACCTGGAACGTGAAGTCGAGGCGGCTCGCGCAGCGACAGTCCCCGAGTAGGTAAAGCCCTGCGATCGCAGTGATTAGAATGCGGGACGGTTCGGATCGTTCCAGGTACTGCGATCGTGTTTCGGATTGATACGAACCGCGATCCTGTAGCGGTGTAACGGTGCGAGGATCTCACGCGGCCCCCTGCCAGGGGTCCGTCTTTCCCGGCCTAGCTTTCGGCGACCGGCATCATGGGTGCATTATCGCGTGCTTGCGCGAACGATCGGCGTGAGTCCCGCGCAGACGTAACGTTAAAGTAGTGCGTGAACTTTTCTCGCGTACGGTGAAACGCCTGCGGCGCTCCCACCCGTGGCCCTGCCGGGGATGGCCCGGCCCGCCTGACCACGTACCCACCCGTAAGTGGTCGGCTCTCCCAGCACGGTGTACGGAGAGGCGCTGTGCTGATCGTTCAACGCCGTGGCCCCACCGGTCCCGCGTAGGATCGGAACGCCCCGTCCCCCCCACGTGGCGGCGACGGGGCGAGTCTGGGTGCCGGTCGATCCCCTGGTAGCCGGCCGCGCTTCCGGATCGGTACCGCCCTGTTTTACTCTGCCATAGGAAAGGGTAGGGGGGGTTACACTTTACGACGCGCTGCTCTGGGGGGGAGGATGGGGGGTTGGCGCCATTCCATGGATAAGAATGATCCTGACGATCGGGCCTTCCGCCGAGGTAGCCTTGGATCCATGAGCCCCGTTCGCCGTAAGGTTCGCCGCGTTTGGAGTGCCATCCGTGGGCGGTGTGGCAATCCGAAAAATCGGGCCTTCCACTACTATGGAGGCCGCGGGATCTCTGTCTGTGATCGCTGGAAAAAATTCTCGAAATTTTTGGAGGACGTTGGCGATCCACCTGGCCTCGGCCGAAGATGGAGCCTCGATCGCATCGACAACGACGGGAACTATGAACCCGGCAACGTGCGATGGGCGACGCAGACAGAACAGAACGACAACCGACGGATGTGTATTCGCATCGAGATCGACGGTGTATGTCGCACCGCCCATGGCTGGGTTCGTGCAGGCATTGCGAAGGTGCGTGCGTGCACGATCACCGAGCGGATTTACGATGGCATGGATCCTGTTGCGGCGGTGCTGACTCAGAATCGCACTGGCATCGGCGAGGCTCAACACAGTTCGAAGCTCACCACAGAAAAAATTCGCGAGTTGCGCGGGCTTCACCAGACCGGTGAATCGAAGGGTGCGCTGGCGCGACGATACGGTGTTGCTCGAAGTACGGTCCGCCAGATCGTGAACCGCGAGATCTGGAGGCAGGTAGCCTGATGGGTTGGCGCGTTCCGAGACCGGCTCCCGTGTACAATCCCCGCATGAGTATCGCGGGGGCCGGGCGGCTGATCTGGTACAAGACAGATCCGAGGTACGATCCCGACGCCATCCGCCGCTGGATTCTCCGCACGGATGTCGAGGACCTCGCCGATCTCGTGCTTGATGGCGTTGACCTCGACCGGCCGCCGATGGATCTGGTGTCACCGCTGCCGTACGGGGCGACCTATGTGCGTGGTGTTTGAATCATGGTGAAACCGACCGGCCGCCCTCGTCCGATGGGCTACCGCCCGGATCCGAAACACGAGCGCGATGCGATTCGCCGATGGATCCTGCGCACCGACGTCGAGGACCTCGCCGATCACGTCATTGCCGGCGTGGATCTCGACCACCCACCGCCTGAGCTGTTCTGCGTGCTACCACGAGGCGGGACGTCCGCGATCGATCCACCTGGGTTGATGGCTGCGCGACGTCTCAAGGAACTGGAAGAGACGGTCACGGGAGTGCAGGGATGATCTTTCCGACGAACCGCTGGCCGGAACCACCGCCCCCGCCCGGGGAGTTAGAGACACCCGCCCCCGCCGGTTCCGAGCGACCGATTCCGTACCAGCCGCACACCGAGGAACAGCGCCAAGCCGTCCGCCGCTGGCTGTTGAAGACGGATGTCGAGGAGCTGGCCGAGCACCTCCTTGCCGGCGTCGATCTCGATGCGCCGCCGTTGCATCTCTGGCGTCATCTGGTGGACCCGCCATCGGACACTGGGATGGCCACGTGGAGACTGGAAGAGGCGACCAACAAGGCCCTTGCCGCGCGCAGATCGGAGCAGCCGCCCCCGAACACCGGCCCCCCGTTGCCGCCCGAGGCGCCTGGGACTCCGCCCAACACCGGCCCGCCGAACCCTCCGGTGACGAAGACACCGAGCGCCGGCATGCCGTTTCACGGTTGAATCCCGTTGAGCCTCAGTGAATCCCACTGGGATCCGCCGAATTATTCCCAAAAATATTCCGCTGCGGCGCTCCAGTGGCTCTGCGATTGTTTCAGGCCGGATGATTCGTCCGCTCAGCTATCCCGTGACGAGCGAGGTGGCACGGTCGGCAGATCCAGGTGACCTCCAGCGGCTTGCTGTAATCGGCGTGGTGCATTTGGGATTTGGGCGATCTGCAGTCCACGCAGTTCTCCCGGCTCAGTTTGCCGCGAGACAGGTACACGTGCGCATAGGATCGCGCGTTCATCTTTCGTCTGGCATCGCCCTTCAGCCGATGGGTCTTGCGCCAGGTCCTCATGTACGCTGCCCCGTAGGACCGTTGGCAATCGACGCACCAGGCCTGCCTCGAATGCCAGTTCACCTGGCACCTGGTGCAGAGCCTGTGATTTCCTGCTTTCACACTGTTAATGTAACATGTTCCACGTGGCGCCGTTCCTGTTTTGCCGGCTCGATTGAGGGCTGGCCCGGTACAGTCCATCTGCGCGAAACGACGGTTTCTGCGAACTACGGCAGTCCCGTTGTACCGCCCGGAACCCCGACGTTTCCTCTTGCTGCGGTGCTCTCAATGTGGTGCTAGGGTCGATCCTTGCTTCCCGTCGTTGTCCTCGTCCTGATCCCGCTGTTGCGGTTGGTGGGCGATGCAGTCGGTGGCCAGCGCTGGCAGCCCGTGCGGCGGCACCCTTCCCGGCCGGTGGTGACACCGTGGTCGGGTACTCACCCGCCTTAGTACAATCGCGGTAGTGCGGGGCCGAGGAGTTTGAGAGTTCTGCAGAGCGACGTACCTGCCCGAATTGATTGGGCGACTTTATGTTTTGCGCATTCTAACGAGGAGTGATGCTACGGTTTGACCATGAGCCCGGACACCGGACACGTTGACACGATGGCTTCCTTCGACGACGAGGAGGCGGTTCCGCTGAGTCCGCGCGAGCATGGCGAGGTACTGGAACTCAATCGCGTCTCGCGCCTGACTGCGATGGCGGATGGAAAAATCCGCGCCGCGACCCGCGACCATCGCAACCGCGCACGCGATGCCGCCAAGAAGATCGCACGCCGCCGATGAACGAACCAGAGAAACTCGGCATGGGTATCGGTGCCGCCGGTCACTACGACGAGCGCGGTGAGATGGTGATCGACAGCTTCTCGATCGTCGATCCATCATGCATGCGTTGCCACATCGACGCCGGTGGCGGATACACGACGGCGATGATCGATTTGGACGGGAGCCGACGCGAGATTGCAATCCCGAAACAACACGCAATCGACTGCCCGAAGCGATAGGACGATGCACTTCCACTGGCAGAACCTGAGCGAAGACGACAAGCGACGTCGCCGCGTTCCTTTCAACGGTCGAGCCTGGTGGCACTTCGGCAAGGACTCCGGATGGAACCTCGCATGGCAGTGGGTGTTCTCGCCGCGACTGCGTTGCAAGTTTTCGATCGGGCATGACGAGGAGAGCGGCTACGGCTTCTCGATTGGTCTGCCGTTCTTCGCCCTGTACGTTTCGCTCGGATATCCGGGCTCCTACAAGAAGGACAAGCGCGATCTCAGTTTGTCGATACACGACTGGACGTTGTGGTGGCGTGTGTGGGCCGATCCGGATTGCTGGAACAACCAACGACCGCGCTGGCGCGATGGATCGTTTCACTTCCTCGACGTGCTACTCGGGAAGGTGAAGCACTGGAAGGAAGACGAGCGCGTCGTCGATGTTCTCCTGCCGCTTCCCGAGCGCAGCTATCCCGGCACGGTCGAGATGTACACCGGCATCTGGAAGCGACCGCGCTGGTTCGCCGATCGAAGATCGATGTGTGAGGTTGAAATCCCGAGAGGTGGCAAGGCTCCACAGTTCCCTGGCAAGGGTGAGAACTCCTGGGACTGTGGCGACGACGCCATCTATGGCCTGCACCGCGAATGCAAAACGGTTCCCGAGGCGGTCGGCAAGTACGTCGAGGCCGTCCTGCACAACCGCGAACGTCGTGGCGTCGCGTTCGATTACAATCCGAAGGAGGCAACGGGATGACGCAGGCTGAACTGATCGCACGCGCCGTGCGCATGACGGATGATCTGTGCGGGGTCCGTTGCAAGTACTGCCGGCACGCGATGCGACCGCCGTACCTGCGCGTGCGAGTTTTCTTTCACTGGCTCTGGAACCACGCCGGCCGATCACCGAAGTTCAAGCCGCTCGACACGCAACCTCTCTCCGACACAATCACGAAGATCCGATCGGCATTGAGAGAATCTGGCCGATGACCTTTCCAAATAAAGTCGTCGAACGTTTGATCAAAGAGGTCTACCAACACGGGACCACACCGAACGGAGACGTTAGTCCGAGGCCAGCACAGGAAGCGATGGTGCTTCGGATGGTCAAACGGGATGTGAGAGCGACGCTGGCCGCGCTACGACCCGAGGACGTCGAGGTAGCGACATGAAGCGCCGAACCATAATCCAGGTTGCAGCACTAGCCCCGGTCGGTGCACTGGCCTTGCGATCTGCCCACGCTGGCGATCTGCACATCGTTGACTTCGTGATCACGTTCTACGACGACGATGGATCCGAGCTAGCCATGGTATTGAAAGATGGCCGTGTCGTTCGCCGTGCTGGTGTGACATCGCGATGTGCTCGTCACTTCTGGGCCGCGATGGCATTGGATGGACAAATGAGACTCATCGGACCGTCGTGGCCTTTGGCGGTGAATGTCTACAACGGATCCGATCCTGCCTGGAGTGTGGAGCTGCCGGCCAACGGAAGTGTCAAGGACATTCGATTTGAGAACGTCGATCCATCTGCGAAGTTTTTCTGGAGCATGATCCAGGCAGGACGCCCACCGGATATGACGTGGGCATGAAGCGCCGAACCCTATTCGCTGCACTGGCCGCCTGGTGGTCTGCTCGAAATGCCAAGGCCAAGGCCGCACCGAGGGGGGTCACTTCGTTCGAGGTGGGTCCATGCCGTGTCGTGAAGCTCCCGCCCGGAAATGACAACGTCAGCATCACTGGATGGCTGGATCTGTCGTCGAAAGACCCTGGCCGTTTTCCCAACCTACCAATCACGATTCCGAAGCCAGGTCATCGCCCCGAGTTCCGCTGGCGATGAGACTACACGTCACCAACCTCGACGGCCGCGAGTTCGAGGGAGAGATCGCGGTCACGTACCAGCGCGCTGAGCTGAAGCTCGAAGGTAGCAGTCGCACGATCAAGGGCTGGGAGTGTTTGATCAGCTACAACCCCGATCGGTCACCACATCCCGACGATCCACCGGGCGTGTACGTTGAGACTGGTGGCTTGTGCGTTTCCGATCCGCAGGCATCGGCATCCGCTGCCTTCGATCAGGCGATGGATATCTTGTACGACGAGGTCGCGATCGGAACCGCGAAGGATGATGGAGACGGGAGCGGCGAGGGATGACGTTCTACGCGGTCCTGCGATTGGTGCCGGATGCTATTGCCGACGAACGCCTGAACGTCGGCGTGGTCGTCTTTCGAGACGGTGTGGTTCGTTGGCGCTTCCTGAGCGTGTTTCGATACCCTGGTATTAGCGAGGGTATGGTCGCGGCGGTGCGCGAGTTCATGGCTGATCCGCCGATGGAAGAGGATGAGGTCCGCCGCATCTGTGGTCACTGGCTCAACTGCATCCAGCTCTCCGAGCCACGCGCATCGATGGAGGACATCGACGTGTTGCTGGATGACGTGGTTGTGCAGTACCTTGATCGCGGTATCCTGGCGACGGCGAATAGATGAATCACAAACGGAAACGACCAAAGCACCAGCGGCGCGGCTGTTTGATGTGCAAGCCGTGGAAATCGCATCACGGCAGTTACGATCCACCGATCGCCCGCCTGGGTACACGCAAGTACACGACTGCAGAGCGTCGTACTATCCAGGTCGGCCGCGACGAGCGATGAAACGCAAACGCCGCCACCCATTCGTCCCGTCGTGCCCACGTCGCGGCCGATACCACGGTCATTACCGGCGCATAGGCGAGCGTTGTCCGTTCAAGTAGCGGCCGAGCTATACTGGTCCTGCGACGCTGCCGGGCCATGTTTTAGCGAGCGTGGGAAGCTGGCCAGGAGGATACGACCTCCCGCCGCATTTTTCTATGGCGGTGGTGTTCCGCGATGCCAGACTGGGGCCATGTCGACGTTGTTACAGAAGGCGCTCACTACCAGCGGGACGAAGCTCGGCGGATCTGTTGCGATTCGCGAGGCCGATCTCAACGAACTGGGCGAGCTGGTCGATGGTTACTGCTCTGGCCACATCACCGCCACTGCGTTCATGACGTCACTCGATGCGGACGGATTGGGTAAATGCAACCCATCGACACGTGCGCAGACGATGGTCTGCCAGGCACTCAGACGACTGCACGCGGAGGGGTGGCGTCTCACCCGCCCTCAGTAGGCCGGGCGGAACAACCTGCCCGGCCGAATCCAGAACCGAAGCCAGTTGAATCGATCGGCGAACCGGAACCGATCTGGCCGCGCCTGCCACCGGGTCCAGTCCGCAAGGCGAAGACGGCAAAGCCAACCAAGGCAGCGAAGCCGAAGCCGAAGCCAGTCCAGGAACCGGAACCGAAACCGAAGAAGGTCGTCCACCTCACGCTGGTCACGCTGAGTGCGGACGACGTCAGCAATCCTGAAGTCGAGAAGCTACGCGAGAACGTGAAGCACGATATCAACGGCCGCCCGAAGGGCGCCACGATCGCTCGTCGTTACCTCACCAAGCGTGAAAAGAAGATCCGCGAGATTCTGGATGCGAGCGACGAAGAGTTTCCGAACATGCCGGCTACTCGCGCCGGCTGCGCGAACGTCCCCCGACCGTGTCCATATGTCGGCTGTAGCAAAAATTTATATCTGGATCCTGGCGACAAGGATGGGATCATCAAGATTCACGATCCGAGCATCGAACCGCACGAGATGAAACCTGATCGATCATGTGTATTGGACATCGCCGACGCCAATCCCGATGGCCTGACCCTCGACGCCTGCGGCGAGGCCATGAACATTACACGTGAACGGCTGCGCCAGGTTGAGGTCATGGCACTTGCAAAGGCGAACGCAAATTATCCTGATTGACTACTCGACCCGCTTTAGAGTAGGGTCGCGCCATGGGCGAACTCAAGAGTCATAGCGGGAACCTTTTGCATTACCAGGGCGATCCTCGATACGACCGCCCGGTCGTGACCGGCGAGGATGACGGTAAATGGTACAGCGTCTTCGTCGTGCAGCCTGTCAGTGGGCGCGTTGACGCGACCAAGGGCGAAGAGGACATGTGGCAGAGCAGTCACATCCCGCATCCCGGACGGATGTGTCTGTGGGCCGACAAGAACGGCTATGCGATGGATCCCGTGTTCATGGCCATTGCGGTCGAGGCGTACAATCTGGAAACCGATCGCGTGAACAACGACGACATCGCAATCATTGGACCATTCGCGCATCAGCCTCACGTGTACTACATAGCCAAGGACTCCCAATCAATCCGTCTTGAACCGGAACAGGTGCGCAATGGTTTTCTCCTGAAAGCTGGCAGCCGTGTCACTGCAGAGACCGAGGACCACAACAGTCACGAGTTTACGGTCGAGAGCGACGTCGACGTCCGAGCCTTCCTGTACGACCACGATATCCGATGGGACAAGGACTGATGAAAGAACATCTGCAACCCTGGTACGACAAGTGGCTCGATGAGCACAAGGATACCAGGCTGATCTACGCGATCCCGAGCGACCCCCGGCTCTACCAGGTTCACTTCGTGCGAAATCAACTGGCTGGGCTTTTCTGGGCCGACGTACCCTATGGCAAGAGAGAACAGGCACCGCCGCCGCGCGACGACTGCAAGATAGACGTTTACGTCATCGGTGAGCACACATCCAAGAGCGTGCGGCTGCCGGTTTACTCCCTGGAGCGCCCGGATATCGGTCTGCAAATCGTCCTGCGCCACAACTACTACAACTGGAATGTCTCGGTCCTCTCGGAGACGCCCATCAACACCGACGTGATACGCGGATTCAAGCTTGACTATAGCGACGATGATCGCGAGCGGTTCCCCAATGGTTACATCCTGGGCGAGTGTTGGGATAACTGCTTTTTTGAAGGGTTCCCCGAGGAAGTTCAGTTCGGCCCGCACAGCGAGAATCCGTGCAAGTTTTCTGTGAACATTGACTCCGAGTACATGGTCTACACATTCCTGTGGTTGCTCATGCGGGACCGGATTGGTTGACATGGGAGCACCCAAACAAACTGCGAGCAAACTGGAATCCGGCGAGACGATTCTGTTATCCGTGCGCGCGGCCAATGCCATTTGCAGGGCGAGTAAAAAGCCGTGGCCACGATACAACGACGCTATTCCGGTGACGCTCGACGAATTAGAGAACATGCTTGGCCCGGATCGTCGCCCGCACTGGGTTGGTCTGCGCTGGGCGAAAGACGTTGGCCCGGTGACGCTGACCCAGATCTGCCGCGAGGTGCAGCGGCTACGCGACGACAAGCACTGCCGGTGCGGGAAGTGCATGGGTGGCGTTCTTACCGACGCCGAGCTACTACACAAGGCGATGTGTATGATCGAGGTCCTGGAGGACCGCAAACAGTTTCCCGATCCAATCGGCAATGAAGTCGCGATTCAGATCCGCCAGCGCCTCCTACTACCCGTGAACGAAAGACAGGACCCATGAACAAGCCACCGCGACGACTCGCCCGCGTCTTGATCTCCCACGATGCGTTGACCAGCATTCTCACATCGGACAAGGCGTTCCGTGTCGTGAAGGACGGCATCCCGGAAGGATCGGTGGTGGTATCCGTGCGCGAGGACTGGGAGCGGCAGGTCTTCGACGCCGTGATCGAGCACAGTTCATTTGACTTGGTCGAGGCAGGCAGCGTGATCCCGGTCCTGAAGGACGCTACCTTCAACGTCAGCGCGATTCCCAAGGAGCTGTCATCCGCGAAGAACTGAAACAGATGGAGCTGCTGGGTCTTCGACGCCGTCATCAGGGTCGCGACGAAGTGAATGCCATCCGCCGTGGCGCGCACTTTTCCGGTCCAGGCTTCCGCACCTCGTTGTTACGCGTCTGGGACGAGGGGAAGGAGACCGGTGCGTTCATAGGCTTGAACCCTGGCATGGCGAATGGTGACGTCGATGACATGACGGCCACCAAGATGGTTGGGTTCGCGAAGCGCTGGGGATGGGGCGCGTACATCGCATATAACTTATTCGAGTACGTGGCGACGGATCCATCGGAGTTGGTCGCGCGCATTCGCGCCGGTCACGAAGTCGGTGTCAATCCGATCGAGGCCATGGACTTGATCAACCACAGCACGGTCTGTCTTGCCTGGGGTAATCCGATACCGAAGATAAAAATGGAGTGCGAGGTCCGGATCGCGCTGATTCTAAAATTTCTCACTTGCAGCGCCTGGCGGTGCCGGACCATCGTGGCCGGGACTACCAAGGGCGGGCACCCCAGTCATCTTTCCCGCCTGCCTTACGTGGATAGCCCGTGGGTCGTAAGTCCCGCAAAATACCCGTTTATAAAGCCGGTTAAGAAGGCCGCAGCTTTTAGGGCTTGATTACTCTACCCGCTTTAGTGTATTGATCGGTGGTGCCGAATATCAAGTTAAAGACCGAGATCGAAGTCACCGTGGAATCCGAAATGCGGTGGGCGGTGGTCTGGACTAGTCGTTTGAAGCCAGACGACAACCACGACTTCTCCGACGCCCACGTCATGGCGATGTTCAACGAGAAGAGCAAGGCCGATGCCTTCTGCGAAGATCAGTGCCCGACGTCGGGCCTGGTGATCTACATGGGAGCCGAATGACGCTTACAGAGGTACAGGACCGCGTCGAGAAGATCCGGGAGCTGGCGCGGATGCCGCTTTCTCCTGAAGCGCACATCGCCGAAGACGAACTGCGCGGTGATGTTCTTCGTGCCATTGCAGTTGGTCACGAGAATCCAGCGCTGATCGCGGACGAAGCCCTCAAGACCAGCAAGTTAGAATTTCCACGGTGGTACGAATGACCCTGGTTGAAAAAATCGCACGCCGTCTCGCCGAGCAAAACCATCGCGTTGCCGGCGCAGACGTTGACCTTCGCAATGCCAAGGAGATCGCAGACATTGCCATCGCCCACCACGCGGCGATCTCCCGCTACCAGAAATGCGGCCAGTGCGCAGAAGCATTCGAGGACGACGCATGAAGTGCAATCACAAGCTCCGATCGCACCAGGAGAATCTGGACCTCGTCGACGACTGGGTCGACGTTCCGATCGGAACCGAGGTGGTGCTCAAACACGACGACGGTCACTGCAGTTTGTCGTTTACGCGCTCGGCACCAGAGTTTCTCGGTGGTCACACGCCGGTCATCTGGTTGCGCGGGTGGGCGGCGTGCTGGGCGCTCGATCGAGTTGCGAGGGTGCTATGAGTTCGAAGGCAGAATTCGCGGCGGCCATGGTCGAGCACAACGAGGCGCATCCGCAGCGGTCCAGCGAGCGGCACTGGTCGATGGCAGGCTTCGAGTTCAACTACGAACGGCGAGACCCGAAACATCACTGGGGCCGCTTCGGTGGTGGGTGGGACTACCGGCTTGGCATCGACGTCGGCGGCAGTACCGTCATCGTGAACCTGCTGGTCGCATCGGTACAGATCACGCGCAAGGATAAGCGATGACGAACGCCGAGGAACTGAACGAGATCCTTGCTGACCTCGAACACGACAGTGGCCCACTGACGACGGAGGAACGTAAGGCTGTCACCGATGGCGTGAAGGCTGCGCAAGATGAAAAGGCGCGCGACTTGGCAGGGCAGATCCCTGGTTGGCAGGAGAGGTACGACAAACGACTAGCGCGGGCAATTGGTGAGCGTGCGCTGGCGCAGGTCGCCCGTGAAGAACTCGCCCAAGTCGAAGCCATTCGAGCGCGCAGGAACAATCACAAATGGTTGCGTAAAGACGAGCAGGCCCCTGACGGCAACGATGGGCATTGGTCCTGCGAGGACGACATACAGACGCTGCTGAATTGTCTCGACCGCGCTCTCGCTGAACTGAAGGATCAGCTATGAGCGATGCACTGAGGGAATCGATCGCGCGGATACGTGAGGTCGCAGATCGGACGCCACCGGAGTCAGGATCGCGGCTTGCGTTTACGATTGCTAATGCATTGGATTTGGTGGCCGCTGACGTGGGTCGCGCGCACAAACGCATTGACCAAGGAGAAAACGATGAACAAAAAGCTGACACTGATCGGCGGCCGGGCCGGCAAGAAGGTCTCGAAGAAAACGATGCGGTGGCTGGAGAAAACTCTGAACCACGCACCGGAGACGATGGACGTGACGATCGTATCCAGTCAGATATCGATCGCCCTGGAGAACGGAACCCTGATCACGTTGCTGGTGGACGCGACCCAGTAGGTGCTGATTGCCAGCACACGAATCCGGTCAGCATGCAAGATGATCCGCGAGCCATCGTTCCGTACTGCGCTGACTGCGGGAAAGAACTCGGCCCGAATCCAGGCACCGAACTCGCGCAAGAATTGTCCGCACAGACGATCCCACCGCCGTTCGTGGAGTGCCTCTTCGACGGGGCGATCAAGGATCGAAAGGTGCTGTCGCGCGGGCTGTGCATCGTCGAGGACAAGATCGACGACTGGAGTTCTATGCCCGAGCTGCGCTTCCGTCTTGCCTGGCTGACCTTCCATCGCGGCGAGCACCTCGGTGCGATCTGGCTGCGCGTTTCTGGCGTCGACGAGGTACTCGATAAAGCCATCGCCGAGTGCGAGGACTGGAAACCGCAGAGCGGGAATCCCGATCACAAACTAGAAGCGGAGATCCTACAGGCTGCCGCCGACCGCATCCGCGCACTGAAGGTCAAAACATGATCGACCACCGTCATGACGGAAGTGGCATGCGGATCATCTGCGACGGCGGTTGCGGCCGGCGGTTCATCCCTCGCGGCAACTACAGCATCGCCCACGTCATCCGACGCGCGGCCAGGCGACAGGGATGGCGCGACGACAAGGTCGACGACACGATCATGGACTACTGCCCGGTATGCCGGCCGAAGCACATCAAGACCATCGAGGTTGAGGCGCACGCATGACCGAGAAGATCACCAAGGTCATCGATCCGAACTGGACGCTGGTAGCCACGCCAGTCGACGATGGCGATGGCACGGTTATACGGGTCGAGTTCGAACTGTTTGAAACGGTGAGGAACTTTCCCAAGAATGTCGACGATCAGGAACTCTATGCCCACGGCCGCGTGAAGTGGGACGGCTGCAGCGATTGGTGGTTCGATCGACAGAGTTCAGAGAATTCAGAATCGACCTTGAAGCGCTTCCTGCATTTCTGCGAGGAACCGAATGTCGGTGGACTGATGTCGAAGGTCTACTTTGCGTGCGGCGAAATGATGGACGCGTTCGAGGGCACGTCGTTGGTTGAGGAGGTTGCGTTCACACGTCAGCAGATCATCGAAGAGGTATTGCTGGCAGTCTGGGACGCGACCCAGGACGATGGTCCGCTGCCATATGACGACGACGTCGTGAGCGTTGCACTCGACTACGCACGAAAGAAGCTGGCCACATGACCGTGACTATCCACGGCCTGCTCAATGGTCTGCCGATGTGCGGATTCACAACGGACATCCCGTTCCATTGGCCGATCGAACATAAGTGGTCGCTCGATCCGGATGATTTCACTTGTGAGGCGTGTTTTAAATTGGTCAAGACTGGCGGTGATCCACTCAGCACACCAGTCGACGCCATCGTCGATCGCGTGACTGGTGTGCTGCTCAAGCACGATATCCATGCTGGCGCCGAGGTCGTGAACGATCTCGTCAGCGCTCTGCTCGACGCGCCGATCTACACTGACTTTCTGCGCGCACTGCCGGCCGAGGCCACGCACCAGCAGAAGCGCTGGGGCAGCGACGACGCCGGTAAGACCGACGCCGATTGGTTTTGGCTGATCGGATATCTCGGTGGCAAGGCGCTCGCGACACCTCCCGATGACCTGCTCAAGAAACTGCACCGGATCATTGCGACGGCGGCAGCGTGCGCGAACTGGCACGCGCAGCTCATGGGTGGATCGAACATGCGGCCGGGCATCGCGCCGCCAGATGCGATCGACAAGGAGAAACGATGAACGAGATCACGATCAGTTTCGAGCTGTGGGAGTTGCTGGTGTTCATCGCTGTCATCAATCCGATCTGGACAATCAGCAGCAAGCTGGGCGCGGATACCTACGAGTGGGTCAAGGCCAGACGGAGGCGACGATGAGCCATCCCAAGATCGGCGACATGATCAGTTTTTCTTTCGCGGTACGTATCTGTCTGGACTCGTCTGCAGCAAGTGCAACGGACTCTGGGACGATCCAACCGCAGGAAAGACGATTCATGATGTGGCGCGCGACGCTGCGAAAAGTGGAGGGACTGATGTATCCGAGCACGGTTGAATTGATTGGTTATGAGAGCCCAGCGGTCTCTTCTACGACCGTACGAATTCGCTATCGGGTTGGATTTCTGTGGTGGAAGCGATCCGTTGAGCAGACGCTGACACGCGGCGATGACGATCGGTGGTACGACGATCGCGGTCGCGTTTCAAAGTTCAACGACGGTGGTCTTGATCAGCTTCTTGGTCAGATCACGATGGACAACGACTCGATGGAATACGCGCTCCTCACTACAAAGAAATAATGTCACGAAAACAAATCTGGATCTTGCAGTGCACTTACCATAGAAAAGGCGTGCCAACCTACGCGTTCGGAAAGCGGTTCTTCAAGAAGGGCTGTCCGCAGTGCGAGGAGAAGCGCGCAGCCGGAAAGGTATTTGAAACCGATCCGACGCCGGCAGTCTTAGTGTACAAGTTCGGCGAACTGCGGAACCAGCGCAATCGTGCCGTGCACATGGCCCGTATCCTGAGCGAAGGAGGAACGACGTGACCGACGAGCTACCGAGAATGCTGGAATCTGCCAGAAATAAAATCGAAGCCATTTCTGGCGACGCCAACAAGCAGACAAGGGCGGCGCTGTGGAGACTGCGCGATGTGATCGAAGCCGTGAACAATCGCGTAAACCATTGGTATGCCAGAGCGGAGACAATTCTCCGTGTGACGACCGGGACGGAAGACCTAGTGGCGTGCGACTGGGAGGATGCGCTACGCGACAGCAATGGTAAACATCTTGGACTGTGGAAAGGCGAACTCGGTTTTTGGGTTAACGACGAAACCGTAACTTGGTTCCGATCACCCAAGCCGATAGACGTGGAACTGGTACTCAACAAGGTGCGCAGAGAGTTGGTCAACTTCAACGCGGTTCAATTGGACGGGATTCTCACAGCGGTTCGTGTTGCTGTTTCTGAATCGGAGCTTCCGAAGTGAGCATCCAGTCTGAGATAGCCGAGATGGATCGCCAGGATCAGTTCATATCGAGTCTGTGCCCGAACGCGAAGAACCACACGACAGCGCCGAACGCATCCGCCGACTGGCATCCGTGGGCCAGGAAGAAGGGCAAGACGCACAGGCAGATCCAGTGCAGCGGTTGCCATCTCTGGAAGATATGGGTGCCGCGATGATCATGTTTGATCGCGCGAAGAAGTTCGGACCACTCGCCAGGAAGGTGACCAAGTTTGCTCGGGCGGAGGTCGAGACCGGCCGCGCACGTGCCATCGAGGCGTGCAAGCGGAACAAGATGCCTGGGCCGCAGAACTCTTATGGCGACTACCGCAACCGTGTTGTCGACGAATGCGTGTCGTCGATCGGCGCCATGTCTTTCGACGATCCGGGCAAGGCGTGTGATGCGTGCGAAGGCAACGTCCGCGCAGGCAAGCACTGCTGGGCGTGTGGCTTGGAAGGACCGGCTGGGCAGGGCCACGAGGCAACATAGGAGGAAGTCATGGGAGTTGAAATGGAAGACGCGACAGGCAAGCCGTCGACGATCGAAGATATCGAGAGGGCTGCCACAGTGGTGAGGAAGTCGATCATCACCGCGATGATGAAATTGCCGCCAGAGTTGGCTATCGAGTTGACGACGATCTTGCGGTGCCTGGATGAGTACCGCGCCATTCGAGTCAAGTTGGAACAGGAATCCGGTGGCTGAGAAATTTGCATACTATTTCGGCTTCGCGCCAGGTAGTGGTCACTTCCTGCAGGGCGGTAAGGATCGCCTCAGTCTCGAACCACCGCCAGGCAGTCCGTGGAAGATCGAACATCTCGATGGTGGTCTTCTGAGAAATCGCCAGGTTCCTGATAAGCCTGATGGTCGCGTGCATTGGACGTGCGGCGGTCGACCAGATTGCTGGTTCGCATTCGTCTGGTGGGATCGATCGGGTGACAAGCGTGGAGCCTGCAATTCTGGATTCTACGTCAAGGGATTCCAGGCACGGCGCGAGGACGCGCAGCCGGCATTTGAGTTCGCCTGCGTAGCGTGGCCGCGTATCGTTGCGCGCCAGCTTTTCCCGCTGGTATTGCAGGAGGCGCCGTGAGCAAGCTCGACAAGGCCAAGATCATCGCGGAGATCGCGGAGCTGGGCGCGAAGGCGTACAGCCTTGTCAAAGAGCGACGGCGCGAGGATCGCGATATGGAGGACCTGAAGAAACAGCTCGCGGAGGCAACGAACGAATAAAGGACATTTGGTGAAACCATGATCAAACACTTCGTAACGTTCTACAGCCCTGGCACGTTCGTGTCCGAGAGAACCATCCAAGAGATCCCCGAGTGGGATGTCAGAGAGGCCGTGAAGAGGGCGTCGAAGATCACGGAACGATACAACTCCCGTCCCTACGGTTTTCGGTTCCATACGGAAGAGGGCGGCGATGGTCGCTGGGAGCCGAAGCGCATTGGTGAATCGGGAACACACTACATCAACGGAAAGTTGGAAACGTTGGCCGAGTTCGAGGCCCGCAACGATCCGGGTGAGGAGATTCTTCGGAGCAATATGCGCGGTAACGACGACTGGAAAACCATCGTCAGGGGCGTATCAGGATGGAAGTGGACGATGTCGTTTGAAAATGGCGACGTGCTCGTAAATGCGGACGGTATGGTGGTGAAGCCGTGAGCAAGCGCGTGAATACTAGTTACGCTGCCCTGTACGCTGCCCGGATCGCGCTCGGCGTCTGCACCCGTTGCGGGAACCGCAAGGGTGATCCGTACTGTTCGGTGTGCCGGCAGTGGGATCGGGATCGCAAGCGCCAGAAGCGGCACCCTGACGGCGGCACACGGCCCGTCTACTGTGCGATCTGCGGGAATCCTGGCCACAACGCCACGACGTGCGAACGCCAGCCAGAGGGCGACGTTGGCCGCGCACGCGCCCACGTGCGAGAGATTGCAGAGGACGACACGTAATGGTCGACCTTGGAAACGATTCATGAGAGCGCTGACGTTACACCAGCCGGTGGCTTCGATGATGGGTCACCAGCCACTCAAGAGCGTCGAGAACCGCAAGTGGAAACCGCACGCCAGTGTCTTCGGGCAGCGCATCGCGATCCACGCCGGCAAGAAGTGGAACGCCGAGTATGCGGCTTGGGCGCGAGGTGTGTCGAAGCACGATCGCGCGTGCGAGATCGCTATCCACGCCGCGATCAGGAAAGCCGGCGGTATCTCCGCAGCCATTGTGTCGACTGCGGTTGTATCTGCCTGGTACGACAAGCGCGATGGAAAGTGTGAATGGACGGATCCGGCGACCTGCCTCGAATTCATCAAGGACGATCCGTGGTTCCAGGGACCGGTCGGTTGGTTGCTCACCGATTTCATCCAGCTACCGAAACCGATTCCGTGCAGAGGCGCGCTCGGTCTCTGGACAATTCCGGAAAACATTCAAGCGGTGATCGAATGACCAGCCGGCAATGGGCAGATCAGCAGCGGATCCGCCAGGAGGTGACGGCGCATTTGGCACGCGCTCAGGTATCTCTGAATCCCGTGACAGGATTCCCACCGAGTGAAAAGGAACTCGCACAGGCGACTGTGCACACACTCACGGCAGCGATCCGCATGCGGCACCTCGATGGATTCGGCGAGGCTGCTGACATTGTCCTGGAGGCATTGGAGAAACGAAAAGGATAACAAGATGGATTTTCTGATCTACATTTTTGCGATCGTAGTTGTCGGCAGCGCTGTTACCTGGATCGCGTGGCGTCATTGCAACAAGCCGATCACGCAGGAGGAACTGGATGACATGATTCGACAGACGCGAAAGGCCAACGCCGCTGACGAGCGCCACGCGTACCAGGATACGAAGATGAAGCTGGCAGCGATTGAACGCGAGCGAGATGCTCTGAAGATCGACGTCGATGATCTCGCCGAGCGCGTGTGGAAACGACTCAACGACGTGCGCCCGATGCCGATGCCGATGGAGTCAGTGCGCGCGGTGCTGAAGGACGAGCTGCCGCATGTGGGGTGACGATGGAAAATATCGCGGCGATCTTGCGCGCGAGCGCACCGCCCACCAGGCGACGAAGGACCAGCTCACTGCCATGACCCACGATCGCGAAAAGTTGAAGCTGCGGGTGCAGGCGCTGGAGAACGAGATCGAACGTATAGAAGTCGACCGCGCAACGGAATGATAGACTCTGCCCATGGCAAAGTCCTGGCCCAACGAACGCCCGTCGTGGTGCCCGCACCAGGACTGCAACTACGTACGACGAGCGCTTGACAGCGCCTGTGTCGGCCGTTTGCCCCAGGCGGTACCGCACGGCCCGGACGTCAACACCGAGCGCCTGTGCTTACGCGGTGCCGACGACGACCCCCCCCGCCTGGCCAGGGCCAGACAAGGTCTTCGATCTTCAGATCAACAAGGGCGACCGGTTCTGGCTTCGGATGTTGCTCGACGCTCTGGACGAATGAATCTCATCGCAGTAGCTCCATGTCGAACGGGACGATGTTAGATCCATCCTTCTCCGCCCAGCGCAGGGCGCGATCGCGAGAATTGGTGACGTTGCTGTCTTTGAGTCGTGCGACTGGCAGCGCCAGGTACTCGATCATGGTCAGGCAGACAACCGGCATGCCTGGCATCGCCAGGTAGAAGTACGATGGCACTCGGTTGTTCTTCGGTACTACGATCGGCATTGTGTTTCTCGTGTGGTTCGCATCGTCGTTCTCCTATCTTTGGTGAATCCCTGCCAGCCGCATGCTGGCTTCGAGTCGTCCTTGCGGAACCCGTCAGCGCCGTACTGATCGCACTGCCACCAGCCGGTTAGTGCCAGGTTCTGTTGCAGACCCGATCCGCATTCCGGGCAGATGCCGGTCGTAACGATGGCGCGGGTTTCTTTCTGCGCCTGCTCGATGCGGCGCTTCGATTCTGCGCGTTCCGTGCGGCGTGCTCTTTTCTCTGTGAGTGTCATGGCCATCGTCGTTCTCCTATCGGTTGAGGTAGCTGGGGATCTCGTTCCGGCGTTTGCCGTTGAGGGTGAAGGTGTATCCGGCCGGCAGGCCGTCGAAGTAGCAGGCGACGTTGGCCATCAGATCGGCGAACGCATCCTGGCGGCGTGCTCGGGGCTGCGATTGCATCCGAACCCAGGCAACCTTGCCGCCGTCGTCGTAACTGATCGCCAGGTACGAGGACCAGGTTCCCGCGTCGCTGCGGCCGAGGGTGAGCGAGATCCGGCGGACCTCGCAGGGTCTTCTCGCTGCCGGGGTTGCCGAAGGTGATCGTCGCGTCCATGAGTGTCACTATACAGTAGCCGCTTTAGTATGCAACCCCTACGTCGCTTTTTTTGGATCTTTTTTTTTCGACTCGCTGTCCGAACGAAAAAAGCCCCCGGTCTCCCGGGGGCCTTCGGCGCAATGCGCAACCAGCTTTAGTGCGCGAAGTGGCGGATCGTGTAGTCGACGGCCTCATTGCGGGTTTTGGTTGCCTTGTTCCAGTGGGGGCCATCCTTGGAGATCCAGGGCACCCAGCGGCCCTTCGCATCCTGCGCGACCCAGCCGACGATCGTGCCATTGTGGTTGACCTCGTAGCCGCAGCGGGTGGCGATGGAGGCGGTGTGCTTCTTGATCAGTGTCGTTGTGTTGTCCATAAACCTAATCTAAACCCGCTTTAGTAGCATGTCGAGAAATATCTGGAGAAATCGACCGCCGCACTGCTCCGGGGCGGAAACGCCTCATGCCCATCGCCAGTTCTTGTCAGCAACGTGATATGGCCTGCTGATCCTGGTGCCGTCGTCGGCAGTGACATGAAAATATCCGTAACCGGCCTCGCTCACCGTGGCAGCCTTTTCCTCGCTGCCAACCTCGACGATCATCTTGTCGCCCTTGTAGGGTCCGATGTAGTAGCTGCGACCTTCTGGCGGGGTGGGGCGGTTCATGGGTATCAATCTAAACCCGGTTTAGTAGGAAGTCGAGAAGAATCGACCACAATCGACCGCCGCACTGCTCCGGGCGGGAAACGCCACGTCTGCCCCTGTGTGGGGTGCTACCGCCGGCCGGGCCACGCTGCCGGGCGGGCTGCCTTCGCCCCGGAGCGGGCCACGCATACAGCGACGTGGCGGTCAGGGTAGGATGGCGGTGTTGCGCACTTGAACCCCCATCAAGGAGGCCACCCACCCAGAATCCACGACCCTACCGGCGGGACGAACAGCCGGCCAAAACGCAAAAGCGATTTACGCACATACATTCTATAAAACGAGGTGGTTGCCATGCAGCCGATCAGATCGCCGCCCTAGACTGGCGGAGTTGAATGGGCCGGGGACAGCGCAAGTCCCCGGCCTTTTTATTCGACCCGTGCTATCTCAGGTTTAGTAGGATTCCATTCAGGAGAGATCGGCATGACGACAAAATTGATGACCGTTGAAGATGCGAAGATCAACACGACCTCGATAAGTATTCGTGTTTTACAAATTGGTAAGCGGCAGATGACCATGTCTGTATTCCGACAACTTCCATGTGAGCAGATCATCGATCTTGACGATGATGCTCTCTTTGGAGTCCCGTGGGGTTTGGTTAACTATTTCTGGAAGGGTTGTGGGTACAAGGAGGATTCAGAACACGTCCATGTGGTGTGGCAACTAGGACAAGAACTAAGACGTGCCTGTATTGGATCTCTCGCAAACGATCCGGATTTTTCCGGTCAACTTGAATCATTGCGCACAGATCAAGGGATCGTCTCAATCGCTGGCATTTTTTTAAATGTTTTAGCTGGGAAAAAACCGACTTCGAGGGGTTACGGATTTTATGGAATCGTGGAAGTTGAAGGATGGCGAGAGAGATTGGAAGATCATGATCGGAATCTTCTGCTTGAATTCTGTCAGCCACACAATTACAAAAAAAACAATTACAAACAAAACAACGCTAAAGACAAGATCGATGCAGAACTCATGCGGCTTACCAGCCTACTGGCATCCGACTACAACGTTTGTGTTCGTAACAATGATGAGCTTCGTCGGCTCTACTCCGACATCAATGGTCGGATAATCGACCTACAGGAGCGCTGGCATCATCTATATGGCACGGTACTTCGTGATCTCGAACAGCTATACATAGCGGTGTGATTCGACCCGGCGAAACTCGATGCGCGTGATACGTGCATTCGGACCACATCGCATGTGCCGATTGAACATATCAACGAATTCATCTGGCGTGAGATCAGGAAATCCCTCGCGGATGCAATCGTGTTTGGTGATCTCGGAGAGACGTTCGCGACGCGCACCGAGGACGACGCATTCGCCGAGCACGACCTGCTTCTCTCCCTTCTTGAGACCCATGCACTTCCGTACGGCCATGAACCGATCACCCTTTTGCAGACCGCGCCAGCCAGTCCTTCTCGTAACATTTTTGGTTCCGTCTAGAAATTGTCGCTCCGTGAGCGAGAAAGACATGCGGCGCATCAGTTGAGCTCGGCGTCGATTTGCTTGTGCAGATCGATGCCGTGATCCTTGGCAAGTATGTCTACGATCTGCTTCTGGTTGTTCGCAACACGCATCAGTACACCGCGCGTGACGTTCATGTTGAAATCCCGCAGCTCCATCGAGACCGTCATCGCTGCCAGGACCACGGCCAGCATCCAGCTCGTGGTCTGGGCATAGATGTAGTAAATGAACACGGCGCTCAGCGCGAGACGGATTGCGATCTTCATGCTGCCCTCTTCCTGGTTTTCGGAAACTGCCGGACGCGGAGAGGAGGCGGCCACTCGGTGATGTCTCCTCCCTTGCGATCATTGAGATAGGGCGCGGCGCCGGATGTGCTGTCGTATGGTCGCGCGCCGAGCTGCTTGACGAAGCAGGCGACGTCTTCGTCGCGGCAGATGTCGATCGTCTTACGTGCCCAGTTGACGTCGAACGGTCTTGCACCTGGACCGCTCTCGCCGCCCACGATGATCCAGTCGAGCGGTCGCTTGTTCACGACGTGTTCCTCGAAGTCGATCGGACCGAGCGCTGGCTCGTAGCTCACGAATCGGATCTCGGCCGGACACTTGCGCAGGTAGTTGATCCGCTTGTCGGCAGTGGCCTGATCCTCGATACTGGTGCCGAGCCATACATTCGGCAGCGGCCAGCGGTCGACGAACTTCGTATTCAGGAATCCCTTCCACGGCACGAGATTCATCGCGATCTTCTGGCATTCCTCGGGCTGCCAGTTTTTGAACCAGTCGGCTGCGATTTCCGGCCGCTTGGTCAGGACCTGGAATGTGTGGTGTGGTGCAGATGCCATCACACCGAACACGGCCGCGATCCATTCCGGCCGTACCTCTTTGTAAAAGAGATCGGCCATGTCGCACACGAAAATCTTCCGAGGTCGTTGCCAGCGCAGTGGCTTCACTAACTCGTCGGGAATGAACCGCGTCTTGCCCGTCCACCGTGGTCCGGCCTTGCGCATGACTGCCAGGCCCTTGTACCTCGGCGTCTGACTCAGACGCGTGGCAGAGAGGCGTTCGGCATAACATTTTTCGCAGCCGGCCGAGACGCGCCGACAACCCACGATCGGATTCCACGTTGCTCCTGGTGTGACCGTTCCGTCTTTATTTACGGTGGCGGTCCACTGGATCTTCGTCTTGTCACCCATATCACTCCATTTGATCTGCTAGTTGTTCGAGTTCAGATGCGCGCTCGGCGTAGCGATCTGATTGATCGTGTCTCGAATTCACTTCTTGGTTTTTGTCGTTCCAGATTTTTTCGCCGAGTTCCCGAAGATCTCTTTCACGTGCGCGGATTTTCGCCACAACGATCGTCATCATTTCTTCGACGGCAATGCTGGCCAGGTTATCTCCCATTGAGATCCCTTCGTGGCCGTTGTAGTACCTCTCTCGTCCGTATAGCGCGGTCGACAATTTCTCGAAGTCATCGTGTCCGATACGTTCCCGAGCGCGGGCACGCTGTTCATACGCGGCAGTCATTGGTGGCCCTTCCCATCGCACTCGGTGCACTTGCTCAGCGGATCGTTCTCGTCGTGGTCAGGCGTCGTGCCAGTGCCGTTGCACGTCTTGCAGCGAGCAGCGAGCCAGGCGACGACTTCTTCCTTGCTGCCCCAGCATGGCGCGGGCAGATCGTTGTAGATGTAGGAGACGATCGCCGGCAGCACGCGAATGTTGTCGGCGTCGGCATGGCCAGTCGCTCCCTTGAGATCGTTGGACAGAACCGCGCTCAAGAATTGTCCCGTGGGCCACCGCTTCTTCGCGTAGTTATCGAGGGCCTCTCGTATGTCTGGCCGGATGTTTGTCACGCTCATTGGGTTGTCGACGAGACGGCCGGTGATCTCCGCGACCTGGCGCAGCGATCTGTACTCGGCGAGCAGTGGCACGACTGTATCGGCCGCGCTGCCGGCGATTACGTCAGGCCATTCGTCGAGCAGGAACTTGGCGATGCGATCGTGGTCGCGGGCAGCGGCGAGCACGGTCTGGAAGTCTGGGAACGTGCGATCCACAGTCAGTGAATCTGAATCATTGAACGGACCGTCACGAATAATGTCCGCGATGATCGCGTCGCCGTAGTGGCAGCAGATGTGGTGCGCGGGATGCGACTGCCCGTGGATCTCGCACCACCGCTCCTTGTGCGCGTCTGGAATCGTATCGCCGTGCTGTACCGTCATGGCCCCGGATGCTAATGCCGGTCGAGTACCCTGTCAACGAGAATGAATCGCTTGCCATGCTTATGCGGATTCCGTAGGGTATGCCGCCGATGCCGGTCAAGAAGAAGGTTTACGAAACCAAGTCGTCCAACGAGCTGTACGATATGCTGCGAGTGCGGTACCCAGGCGATCAGTACGCACTGTTCCCGGAGGTGCGCAACACGACCGGCGCAGCCCGCACCGAGCGCTACGCCGACGCGGTCGCGATGGGGTTGTGGCCGTCGCGCGGTCTCACGATCTCTGGCTTCGAGTTCAAGTCTCATCGCAGCGACTGGCGTCGCGAGCTGAAACATCCGGCGAAGGCGGAGCCCTTGTGGGAGTTCTGCAACGAGTGGTGGGTCGTTGCTGGAACACCGGACGTCGTCAAGGAAGACGAGTTGCCAGAGCCGTGGGGGCTGATCGTTGCCAAGGGTGACAAGCTCCACACGATCAAGAAGGCGCCGTATCAGAAGCGGCCCGTCGAGATCCCGCGTCGCTTCGTGGCGTCGATGTTGCGCTCGGCGCAGGCGGCAATGAACATTCCCGAAATTCGTTTGCGCGAGAAGGTCTATAACGAAACCTATGAGAAACACCGCAAGGAGATCGCCGACGCCGAGAAGCGCGTGAAGGATCGGGTCGGTAGCAGCTATCAGGAACTCAAGATCGTCGTCGATGAATTCGAGAAGGCGAGTGGAGTTCAGATTCGGCATCGCTGGCACGGCCAGGCCATCGGCGAAGCCGTGAAGATGATCGTCGACATGGGTTCTGCCGGGAAGCTCACGACTGTATTCGAGCGGACAGCAAAGCAACACCAGGATCTCGCAGACCAGGCGCGTAAGGCGGTCGAAGAAATCAACCGCGAGTGATCGAAGCACAGACTATTTGAGGCGACGCGGCTCGGCTCCGAGCTGGCGATTGTCGTTGGGAACTCGGCGATCTTGTGCTCGAACATGATCCGCTGGGCAGTCGCGGCAGCGTTCGCAGCCTCGTGCTCGTTGGCGCTCGTGGACAGCGCCAGTAGCTTCTTCACCTTGTCGATCAGTTTCTCGCGTCCCATGGTCGTTCTCCGGTTATGTCACCCCGCCTGCCCGCGATCGCCCGCGAGCAGGGAGGGCACACCTCCTAGTTGATGCTCAGTCCGTGCTTCGTCAGGACGTCGCCGGCAAGCCGCTCCAGGTCGATCTTGCGATCGCCGTCGTCGCTGTCCCGGGCTACCAGGCTGATCGCGTTGGCCCAGCGCCAGTCGCTCTGGCCCTGCGGCAGATCGATCACGTCCGCGCTGTTGAACTTGTCGACGACCGACTTTGCCGTGGCCTTGCTGGTGCGCTTTGCCAGCGCGCCCTCGGCAGTCTTCGGATCGAGCTTGGCGTTGTGGGCCGATGCGATGGCGGCCAGGTGACCCTCAACCTTGTCGGGGTTGAGGTAGTGGTTGGCGACGTCGGCGACGGCACTGACGGCGGTGTCGGTGTCGAGCTGTAGCGTGCGCTCGCTGTACGCGATGTCATCGCCGAGCCTGCGGCCGAGGTGGATCTGCCGGATGGCCTTCTCGCCGACCATCCCGTTCCAGCACCAGACGCGGCCGAAGAAGATGTTCAGCTCGTTGGCGCCGCGACCGAAGTCGCTGTTCGTCCAGGACAGTCCCCAGACCACGAACTCGCCGGGCACCGGTTCGAAGATCGTGGGCAGCACGAACTTCAGGTTCGACCGGATGGCGCTGGTCGCACCGTCGACAACCAGCGCGCCGGCCTTGGATGCACTGGCGATCAACTTGTCCAGCACCGGCCGGCAGTCGATCCGCTTGTACTTGTCGCTGAGAACGGCGCGCGTCTCGTCGCCGACCGAGCGGAGCAGGTAGCGGTGGTCATCGTTGTGGAAGTGTTGGTTCAGTGTGTGCGCGAGCAGATCCTGCTTCCACTCGTTGCCCGTCTCCATCAAGTGATCGAGGTACTTGATCGGAATGCCCGCGCGCACCGCGAGCTGCCCGAGGGCGTTGCGGTGCATGGTCCGGTGGTTGTCGCCGGCACGGTAGGTGATGCCGTTGTCGTCCGCCTTGAAGTTCAATGCAGTCGCCTTGGCGATCTGGTCGTTGGGCACTTCGTTGAGTACCTTGTTGACGATCGATTGCGCGATCGGAACGCCGTGCTGGATGTATTCGTGCATCCTCTTCTCGGCGAATGCCCGGCGCTCTGCCGTGGTTGCAAGTACTCCATCAAATACTGGTGTCGTTGTTTTTTCGGTTGTCATCGTCTTTTCCTTGGTTTGTGGGTCAGAGGATTCTGCCCAGGTCTTGTATTCTATAGCCGCTTTAGATTGAGTCAAGGATTATTTTCACCCCCCACAGACCCCTTGATTGTGGGCGTTATAACCGTTATAACCGCGTCATGCAGCCCGGAGAGTTCCTGACATTCCCAACCCGAACGACCATCCAGGTCATCGACGCGGATCCCGAGAAGATCCACATCGAGGACATCGCGCGTTCCTTGTCGCGGCAGTGCAGGTTCAACGGTTACATCGACGCCGAGCATTACTCGGTCGCACAGCACAGCGTGATCGTCAGCGACCTCGTATCAATCGAGTGCAGTGGCTTGGCCGATAAGGATCGGTGGCGTTTCACGCTCGCTGGCTTCCTGCACGACGGGGCCGAGGCATACCTGCACGACTGGATCGGTCCGCTGAAGAATCTTCCCGAGCTTGCGTTCGTCAAGGAACTGGACGGGATGTGGACGAATGCAATCGAGCAACGGTTCGGTCTGCCGGTTGGGATCTGCGAGAACCGTGTGGTGAAGGATGCTGACCGTGCTGTCTTCGTCGCCGAGGACATGGACCTGCGCGGACTGGATGGCTACGCCCCTCGCCGATCGAAGATCGAACGCATCGATCCTCTGAGTGCCGGCATAGCGGAGAAGATTTTTCTGGCCCGGTTCCGGCAGCTAACTGATCTGGTGCGCTAGACTCGTCCGATGCCAAAGAAACGAATGCCGGGAGTCATCGTCGTGCGATGCGCGCATGGCGTTGCCGTCATGCCGGTTCAGATCGAGCGCGACGAACCGAGGCCGCGCAAGTCGAAGAAGTCGACGGTCGGATACTCGGCCGATTTCGCGTTCAAGTGGGCGAAGACGTTCGGAGTGCAAAACAGTGACGGAGCGAATTGACAAGAACGCGATCCAGGTCGGCCACTCCGTGGCGGTGATCGTGGACAAGGTACTGTGCAAGAAGCTCGGGCTGCGCAAGGGCAGTGCGGTCTCGCTGGCGGTCAAGATCGTCGCCGGTCGCAAGGCGCTGGTCATCACCAAGCGTGTTTCACGTGGCTGAGATTCTGCTCGCGATTTCGCTGGTCCTGCCCTGGCCGAGTGCCAAGAGGGCCGAGCACGCTCAGAGGTTCGCGCCGTTGATCCTGGAGGCGTCCGATCGGTACGACGTCGATCCATTGTTGGTGGTGGCGCTCATTGCACGCGAGAGCAGCTTCCGCCCTCGCGTTCGCGGTAAGAGGGATCGGGCGGACATCGGTCTCATGGGACTACGCCGTGGCGACGACTGCGTTGGCGGCGAGAAGGACGTGGCCAGAATCCTTCGTCCCCGGTTCAATGTCATGGCCGGGGTCCGGTGCCTGGCTCGCCATGTGAGGCGGTGTGGGGATATCGAGCGGGCGCTCAGTAGGTACAACGGTCGCGGTTGCACGCGGAACAGCCCCCATTCAAGGCGCGTCCTGGCCAGCTACCATCGCATCCGCATGAGGCTGCTATCCACGGGTAAAAAGCCCTGGATCTAGAAAAGCCCTTGCATTCCATTACGGCTTTAGTAGGATACAGACTTGACCCGTTTCCACTAAGGCGCGATAAGAATGGACACCACCGAAAACAACCCCATGCCCGAACCACTTCCAACCAGGGGACAGGTCTCCGCATACATGGCTCGCATCGGGCGCCGTGGTGGGAAGAAGGGTGGCAAGCGTTCGATGGAGACGATGACGCCAGAGGAACGATCGGCGCGTGCATCGAACGCAGTCAAGGCTCGGTGGGATCGGTACTACGAGGACAACCCACGTCCGACCAAGGCACGCAAGCGGAAGCCAGCGAAGAAGAAGGCGCGCAAGCGCGCTTGAATTGATCCTCGATGAACGACCGGGTCATACAGGTACAGCCGTCTCAAATAGATCTGGGTTGGCGCGCACGTACCGACACCGCCGAGATCGATGCGCTGGCAGACACGATCAAACGCGACGGTCAGATCACACCGATTGCCTTATCGAAGCAGAAGGGCAAGAAGCCATACGAATTGATCGCGGGATTCCGCCGGATGATGGCGTGCAAGAAGTTGAAGCGGAAGGTGCTTGCCGTCATCGTTGCGAACCAGCACGCGGAGAGTGCGCTCCGGATCCAGATCATCGAGAACGTTCAGCGGCGCAACTTCTCATCGATCGAGATGGGCGAGGCATTGATCCGATGGAAAGGCATCTTCGATACTAAACCTGACAAGTTTCCGAAAAATGGAAAGAAGCAACCGCGCTTCAGTCTGTATGTCGCCCTGCAACTTCACATCGCTGAGTCGACGGCTGCGTTGGCGATCCAGTTGGCGACCACATTGTCAGCCGAAGACAAGAAGCGGATCAACGGCATCGCCGACACCAAGAAACGATCGGAGGCAGAGCGCAAGGCGCTGTCCGAGATCCGTCGCATGAGCCGAGAGCGCCGACTACACAAGAAGGCAGAGGAGCGACAGCGGCAGCGCAAGCAGAGCGAGTCGGACGACGAGGGCACAGGGGCGAGTCTTCATCGCGTGGAACGCGGCGACTGGCAGAGCTGGATCCCGAAGTGGATGGACAAGAGCTACAAGTTCGATCTCTGTTTGACCGACCCACCGTACTCCTTGCACTGGTCGCCGATAGCTTACAAGGAGCGCAAGGCGCTGGGCGAAGCGCCGAGCTGGGATCAGCTCGACGTCAGTTGGGTGTTCGAGGTGGCGAAGGCAATGTCCGCCACCGCTACCATCGTCAGTTTCTGTTCCGTGGAGGCAGTGGGCACATACCAGAACGTGTTCGATGAAATGGGTTGGAAGTATCGCGGTGCACTGATCTGGCACAAGACAGATCCAGCGCCGCAGTCCAGGCCCGGTTACTCGCATGCCAAGGAGGCGATCGTCTGGGCTACGAGAGGCACCGCGCACTTCACGCCGTGGAAGAACGCCGGTAGTTCGGAGGCACACGACGTCATCACGGGACCGACGTGCAGGGGCAAGGAACGATTCGATCATCCGACGCAGAAGCCTGTGTGGTTGATGGAGAGGTTGCTACGACGGCACGCGAGCAAGGGTCACCTCGTCGTCGATCCGTTTGCCGGCGTCGGCAGTACACTTGTCGCATGCAAGCAACTCGATATCGCTGGCCTCGGCTGCGAACAGAAACAGAAGTTTCACAAGATTGCGATCAGTCGGCTTGAAGTTGCACAGCTCAAGTAATGGTGTCGCCATACAAAGCGACATCGGATCTGTCCGATCGTCTCGATGTCGCGCGTGAGAGTCGATACGATCAGCTCCGCGAATTGATCAAGGAGCATCGGCGCTTCGATATCCTGGCCAAGTACGTTCTCAACATTCCGATCCAGCCGTTCCATCGCGACATGCTGGACTGGCAGGACAGCGTCGACGAAGGACTGATGCTTGGGTTCCGCGGATCGTGGAAGACGACGCTCTGTACGATCACGAAGGCCATCGGCGAGATCATCTGCAACCCGAACGTGAAGATCCTGTTCGCGTCTGAATCAGCAGATCAGTCGAAGGTCTTCCTGCGTGGTGTGAAGACGCAGTTCGAGAGCAACGAATTGCTCAAGAAGCTGTTCGGAGACTTCGTGACCGGAGCCAAGATTTGGTCTGACGGCGAGATCATGGTCGCGCCACGAAAGTCGTTTGACCGTGAAGGAACGATCACGTGCATGGGTACAGACTCGGCGCTGCCCGGTCGGCATTTTGGAATCATCATCGCGGACGACATCGTGACCAAGGACAACAGTCAGACCCCGGCCCAGCGCAAGAAGGTGTACGACTGGTTCTACGACACTCTGTATCCGACGCTCGATCCTGTAGATGGTCGCCTGTGGGTGATCGGCACGCGTTGGCACGACGAAGACTTTCTCGGCTGGTTGGAGAAGGAGGATTACAAGGGGACGACGGTTCGATTCCCGGTGCTCGGCGAGGATGATCAGTCGGTCTGGGAGGAACGCTTCTCGACCAAGAAGATGCATCGGATTCGGAAGGGCAACCTGGGTGCATTCGAGCGGCAGTACATGGTGTCGACCGGACAAAGCCTCGGTGGGATCTTTACCCCGGAGCATTTCACTTACGAGGATGGTGCCTACCCATCCGACATCTTCATGTGGCAGGGAGTCGATCTCGCTGCTGGTCTCCAGCAACACAATGACAAGTTCGCTCACGCGACCCTCGGTGTTCACAAGCAGACCCGCGAGCCGTGGATCTTCGACATCCAGGAAAAACGGATGCCGTTCTCGCAGCAGGTTCACTACATCCGACACAAATATGAGGAGTACCCTGCGACGGTCCGCGTGGTGATCGAGTCGAACGCCTATCAGATCGTGATGACTCAACAGGTGCGCGAGATGTTTCCAGACATCCCGATCCAACCGCAGTGGCAGATCCAGGACAAGACCGCGCGCAAGAACCAGACTGCTGCCATCGTTGGACCTGGAGGCATTCATATTCGGCGATCGATGCACGCCTTTGTTCGGCACCTCTGCGCGCTCAAGGGATTGCGAAAAGAACGCGACGACAGTTACGATGCCTTCGACTTGGCGTTCCGCCAGGGTCTGCGTGGCGCTCGGCGTCGGCGTCGGAAGGAGCCAGGACTAATTTGACAGGGCAGCGCGGCAACCATAGAGTCCCACTAGTTACCTCGGACGGTATCCACCAAGGAGACGACGAATGTCATCGAGCAACGGACTTCAGCACAAGTCAGGTCGCCTGAAGGCGACGAACGCGATCATCGATGTTCGCAGCCTTGGCTTCGAGCCCCACACCGTCAAGGTGTTCAACGTCACCAATCTCGCGACCGTGGAACGGTTTCCGGGTCTCGGTGATTCCGCCAATCCCGAGCGCAACAAGAAGACTGTCGCGGCAGGCACAGTGACCACACTCGCCACGGGCGGAGTGACAATCCTGGCTGCCGACAGCGCAGGAAATCCGGGCTTCCGCATTCCTGTTCTGGCCGATATCAACGACACCACCACCGAGGATCTCGCCTGGGAAGCCTGGGGTGGTCCCGAGCCCGTCAACCCATAGGGTTGATGAGCTGAACTGAACCCCTGACCAGAAGGCACCCATGGCAATAATCAAATCGAATTTCGGCGAGGGCCTCGCTGGCATCACGCCGCAGGGATCCGGCACTCCGACTCTGGCCACGGCCATGCGGGATGTCGCCGACGACTTCGAGACGATGCGGGCCACGAACAACGCGGTCAACGCGAAGCTCGACGCGGACGCGGGTATCACGGACACGGACTACGCTGCCCTGCACGACATCGCTTCCGCGACGATCAAAACAAAGAAGGGCTAATCACCCATCTGAGTGGGTGACATGGCCAAAGACGCTACCGCCGAAACCGTCCGCACACTGCCAGTCGAAGTCGTCGACAAGTCTGGCAAGCGCCACCATCAGGTTCTCAGGGCGACGATCATCAGTCCTCGTGAGGGACTGCGGAAGATCGAGAAGCAGGATGGGCTGCCGCAGGTTCCGGAAGGCGGACGCAGTCTTGGCCACGCATCGAGTGAGGAGGACGATCTCTTTCACACGAAGATCGAAGGCCGCGCCACCGTCATCGATCCACCCTACGACTTGAGTTTCCTCGCGCTGGCCATGGATAACAGCAACGAGCTGGGCCAGAACATTCGCACGATGGTCACGAACACTGTGAAGTTCGGCCACCGATTGAAGGAGTCGATGCTCCTGCGCAACGAGAAGATCCGATCGAAATTCGAGACCGAGATCAACACGGAGAAGGCCCGGCTGAGTACTCGACTATCGGCGGTCCATCCGAAGCTGTCTCTCACAGAGATCCGTGCGCGCATCAAGCACGACAAGGTCCAGACGGGCAATGGCTACATGGAACTGATCGATGCACCCAACCGCGAACTCGTTGGACTCGGTCACATCCATGCGCATACGGTTCGCATGACTTCTCTGGAGCGTGATCCAGTTGTCATCGACGTGCCAGTGATCAATGAGGATCTGACGATCGGCAATGTCAAGATGCTCTCGCGCTTTCGGCGTTACGTTCAGATCCGCGCGGAGAGGATCCGATTCTTCAAGGAGGCGGGCGATCCACGGGATCTCGACTTCACGACCGGTGAATACGGCACGAATGAAAAACCAATCGAGTTTCCGATGCGCGCCACCAGCGTTCTCCATCACAAAATCTATTCGCCGCACTCTTCTTACGGCGTTCCCGAATGGATTGGAGCGATCTTCGAGTTCTTCGGCAGTCGCAAGGCGCAGGAGCTGAACTTCAACACGCTGTCTAACAACGCAGTCCCGTCGTTATTTCTCATCGTCGAGAACGGAACGCTCACCGATGGTAGCGTTAAGCGCGTAACTGAGTTCATCGAGTCGCTGCAACAGGAGGCAAATTACAGCTCGATGATCATCCTCGAAGGTGAGCCGATGGATGAGGGCAATCCGAATCCGACTGCGTTCAAGATTCGGATCGAGCCGACCAAGCCACACCAGCAGAGGGACGAGCTGTGGTTGGAGTACGACAAGAACAACCGCGACAAGATCCGCCAGAGCTTCCGCCTGCCGCCGATCTTCGTGGGGCGTTGTAGCTCATCCGATACGGAGTATTTGACCGACCGTGGTTGGCAGAAGTACGACGAGATTAGTTCGCAGCAGGCTCTTGCAACCTACAACGCTGCGACCGGAGAAGTTGAGTATCAAGTCCCGACTGCCCGCCATCAGTACGACTATGACGGCGAACTGATTCACTTGAAGAACCGTGGCATTGATGCACTGGTCACGCCGAACCATCGAATGTGGACGCGACCAACGGCTGCTAGTGCTTGGCCTGAGCGCCCGTGGAGATTTTGTGAAGCCGGTGATCTTCAGAATGTTCGTGGTGGCAATGGTGGTGGTTGTTTGGAAATCCCTGTCTCGGCATCTTGGCGCGGTCGCTATTACGAAGCCTTCGAGGTACCGCGAAACGATCCGAATAATACCTGGCATCCTGATAAGCCGAGCAAAAATCCTACCCGCGATCTAGAACGCTATGAGGATCGCGAAGGTTGGAACGTCGACGGCACGACATTCTTAAAGTTCCTTGGTTATTTTGTCAGCGAGGGGAGTACGACCGAAACGCCTGGTCCATTCAACCTGTCTCAAAATGTTGGTGAAGTTGCGGATGACATGATCCGGACTCTTAAGGAGATGAGTTTCAAAGTAGGGGTCTGCGAATCGCATCCCGGTCAGTTGAATATCAGCGCCTGTCACGTTGGGATGTGGCGATGGCTCCGTGATAGTTGCGGTCATGGCGCCAAGAATAAATGTCTGCCTCGTTGGGTTCTCGGCGTTGAGGCCGATCAGCTTCAGGTATTACTCGATGCAATGATCGATGGCGATGGTAGTCGTCCCGCGATGGGTAGCGAAGGATCATTCACATACGGTACGACTTCGAAGTTATTGAACGATCAGCTCCACGAGATTTGTGTTCGTCTTGGTATTGCGCTCACCACTCGTCAGGTAGATCGTAGTGAAGAGGGATGGTCGACAATCTGGGTAAGCAACGGTCATCGTGATCAGCGTCATCTGTTGCAAAAGAAACAGATTTCACGTGTCCCGTACAAGGGTAAGGTGTCCTGCTTCACGGTGCCCAATGGCATGCTGGTCACTCGTCGAAATGGCCGCGTCCTGATCTCGGGTAACTCCGAAGACTACAACCGTTCGACGGCAGCCGTCTCGAAGCGCGTCGGCGACGAGCAGGTCTTCGGTCCTGACCGTGCTGACGACGACGAGTTGTTCAATCGATTCGTGATGACCCGATGGAAGGCTCGATTCCATGCGTTCAAGTCGATGCACCCGAATATCACCGACGACGAGATCCTAGTGAAGATGGCAAACATCCTTGAGAAGTCTGGTGGTATGACACCACGCAGAGCAGACAACATCGGCAAGGATGTGTTCGGCGAAGACTTCGGACCGGAGCCCAAGGGCATCGAGCTCGATGTGCCGTACTCGTTGCAGTTCGCGCTCGCTCAGGTCGGCGCAAAAACGAGCCAGGCCGAAGTCGACAAGATTCTTTCCGGTGATGTTCCGAATGGTGAAACGATCGCCGAAGAAATCGCTGAGGATATGATCGAGAAACTGCAGAACTTCCGTAAGTCAGTCGACCAGCAGATTCTGAAACGCTTCGACGACAATGAGGATTGATCTAGACGCTCTCACGACACCGACGCTCATGGAGTTGTCGGAAGAAGTTGAGAGCACACTGGCTGCGATATTGAAGGCGGAGTCGAACATCCGTCGCATGACGATCAAGACGGAGAAGCAGCTCACCGAACTCACCAACCGATCCTGGAAGCGTGCCGCACGTGGTTCGCTCGCCGGCAGCCTGGTCGCGTATCGCAAGGCGGGGAACAGTTCTCGCAAGGCGATGTCATCGTTCTTGAAACGTCTGGCGGCGCCATTGGCATCGCCGATGACCAATCCACAGAAGGTGATCACCGAGGGTCTGGTGAAGCGGATCTACTCTCGGACGTTGAAGCTGACCCAGCGTGAAGCGCGCGTTCAGCTCAGCTTCTCATTGCGCAGTACGCGCACCGTCAAGGCGATCCGACGCCATCACGTGTTCTGGGTCGGCGACTTCTACAGCGAGCAACTCAGCCGGCGTATCGCTGGCGTGACCGAGGACGTGATCCTCAACCAGGGACTGAGCTTCCGGGCGGCGTCGGCAGAGCTGGGTCCGGTGCTCGGTCGTGAGTTCGGTCTGGTGCCTGGTGGTGTCACTTCATTCGCGCCGACGATTCCCGCGCAGTACGCCGGCAATCCCGAACTCTACTTCCGGCAGCTCTCCAGCGTGGCCGCCCAGCAGGGACGGACCTTCTCGAAGATCGAAGGCTTCCAGAAGGGCGGAGTCATAACCTATCGCCTGACCAATCCCAATGACGATCGTACTGGACAGATATGTTTTGCGCCAGGGTCTCTTGTGACCCTGGGTAGTGGAGGCAAGCTGCCGATCGAAGACGTGACGCCTGGTACAGAAATCCTGACAGGGCACGGATTCAAGCGGCGTGTGCAGGCTGTTTCAAAACGACGGGTGAACGAGGACTGGTTTGTCTGTAATTCGTTCGGTCATCGATTTATGATCACTCCAGAGCACGAAATCCTGACTGCTAGGGGTTGGGTGGCGGCTCGGGAGATAACAGATGCCGATTTCGTTAGAGTGCGTAGGTTGCGGGGCAGCGATACGAACGCATCCGTCCAGATACTACAGGAAGAAGTATTGCGGTCGGGAGTGCCAATATCGCCACAAAAAAAAGATTTACTGGTTAACGACGGCCTGCGAACACTGCGGAAAGGTCATCGAGAGGCGCAGAGCGGAAGTCCTCAGAGGCAGTTGGAGACACTGTTCATTGGCATGTCGCAGAAAGGCCGGAAGGAAAGGTTTGCCACCGGAAGCGCTCTGGACTCGGTGCAAGCGGTGCAGCAAGAGATTCAGGTTGAAGCCCGTCGAGGTTTTATTGCAAAAACGAAGAGAACACTGTTCGCGAAAATGTGCGACATATTCTCAAGCACGACTGTGCCAGCATTGCGGCGGGGAATTCAAAGGGCTGAACAAGCGTTACTGTTCGAAGGCGTGCTACTGCCGAAGTACGGCGGCGACCTATCCGGAGTTGGCCGTCGAGGAGACCCTGAAATATCTCGGTCTGCGATACGAGGCGGAAGTACAAGCGGGAAATGGATCCGTGGATTTCTTGATTCTTGGTTCGATAGCCTTGGAGGTGGATGGAATATATTGGCACACCACAAAAGGGCGGGTCATAAGCCAATCAAAACAGGAAGCCATCATTCGCAACGGCTGGATCGCTGTGAGGATCCGAGAGGCCGATCTAAAAAGGGATCCGATCAAAGCCATTACTCGTACCCTGATCATGGCGCTCGCTGGTGTACGGACGCGTCGCAAGTTGAAACAGACTGCCTGATTGGTTGGATTCCCCTACGTCTTGAACCGATCAAGCTGGCCCTGCCTTGCTATAACCTGGAGATTGAGGGAGATGATCCTACGTACATCGTTGCTGATGTCGTAGTACACAACTGCCAGCAAATGGTTGGTCAGACATTCACGGTCGAGACTGCTGGCAAGCACATCGATCGTTTCCTCGACGCGAAGAATCCTGAACAAATTCGACAGATCCAACCGTGGATCTCTGGCCCTGCGATTGAGGAAGCACTGGACGGTGCTGATAAGGGAAGTGGAGACGCTACCGATCGTCTGATCGAGGCCGGGGCAGTCCTGCCACCGTTCCATCCGCTGTGCCGTACCGAGCCGGTGGTACTATCTTTCGGACCATGAACGCTCCGCACGATCTTCCGCCTGACGCCATCGAGCTGATGAAGCGCGTCGGTGCCCAGGTCTTCGGATCGCCGGCAGGAAAGTCGCGACTGGCTGGTCGTCTGATCCCGCTGTTCCCGGAACACAAGTCGTACGTCGAAGCGTTCGCTGGTGGTGCCGCTGTGTTCTGGGCCAAGACCAAGGTCGAGACGGAGGTCTTGAACGATCTCGACACCGACATCGCCGAGGCGTTCAAGTTCATCCGTGACATGACGCCGGCCGAATTCGCTGCGCTGAAACGGATGAGCTGGAAGGCGACCGAGCAACTCTTCAATCAGTTGAAGAAGTCCACGCCGACTACAAAGATCACGCGCTTCTACAAGTTAGTGATGACACGACGGATGGGTTTCATGCGCAATCCGAAGGGCGGAATCGATCGCACGGCGATCGGTACCACCGTCACCGTTCCGGATCGGTTGGAGAAGGCCAAGGAGCGGCTCAAGGGCGTCAAGGTATTTTCGTCTGATTATCGCAAGGTCATGAAGCAGTTCGACGGGCCGGCGACGATGTTCTTCCTGGACCCACCGTACGTGAAGACCGATCAGAACGTCGGCGAGAAGAAGTTCGACCACGACGGGTTCTGGAACTTCCTCAAGACCGTGAAGAGTAAGTTCATCGTCACGTACGACGTCGCCGGTCCATCAAACTTCAAGACCCAGGCGATCTCACATTCCGTTCCCGATGGTCGTGGGAACTACAAGGCATACAAGACCTTCGTGATCAGCAACTTTGCGACGAAGCGAGTCGCCAAGCAGGAGCCCACGAGCACCGAAGTCCAGACGATCATTTTCGACAAGGAGAAGTTCTCGCTGGCGCAGGCGCGGCAGTGGCTGAAGGACAACGATTTCAAAACGACATTCGACGGCAAGGGTGTCGACGAGAAGCCGAACAGCTTCCGGTTCCGGCAACGGAATCCAGGGGATTTTCAGACTGGATCTTTCCGGACGATCACCTTGGCGCCTGGCGTGAAGGCAGTCATCGGACGACCGAAGGAGAACAAGGCGTCGCACACGATCACGTCGCCGTCGCTGGATCCTGGTGGTCGCAAGTTGCCAGCGCAGATCCAACCGAAGTGTCCGCCCGGGAAACGCTACAACTCACGCACTGGCCGCTGTGAAAACATCAAGCGCGTCGCGAAGATGGAGGAGCTACTCAAGAGCCTCGGACATTCGATGGTCTTGCGATCGAACGCAATCGTCGTCGACGCGGCCGGCATTCTCATCAACGGTCCCGTCGATCCGGCGACGCGAGAACTCATCGAATCGTTCGTGCAGGAATCGGTACCAGAGGAACACCGTGGCCGTGTTCACTTCCACGAGGCATCGGCAAGACCGACCCGTGATCACATGCCGCTGTTCGATCTCGCGCTCGTGCCAAGCAAGGAGCGCAGGCTGATCAAGATCAGCAGCATGGAAAAAATCTTGAAGGGGTTCCCGAACCAGGTGCCCGAGGCTGGTGTCCACGTTCACAACCTGATCCGTGAAGCGAAGAAGACCCAGAACGACGGTCGTCACATTCACTTATTCGTTCTGGCTGATGGCACGCGCGTCGTGACCGAGGAAGACGGCGAGCACGAACACACGATGTCGCGGCCGACTGCGAACGAGACGATTCCAGATAGTGGTCTGCACGTCCACAAGGTTCTGATCAACGAAGAGGAATTCACGACCACCGAAGGTGGCGGTGGTCACGATCACGAGCTGCAGGTGATGTCGTCCGCATTCGACGGGATCCATTCACACGGCTTGAAGCTCGACGGCAAGTCACTCACCAGCATCATGCCCGGTGAGTTCTGGGCCGATCAGGGGAAGCCTGAGCAGCAACGCAATGGACCGGCGCCTCCAGCCACGCAACTCGCCAGGTTGGCAGCAATCGAGAAGGGCAGCATCGATCCGGCCGATGTGATCCTGACCGAGAAGCGCGAGGACGTTGATGGTCACACGATCAGAATGCTTCCGATCGACAAGGCCGAGGAGGACAAGCACATCGTCCTTGGCATTGTGCTCGAACCGGACGAGGTCGACGCACACGAGGATACCGTCAAGCCTGTGACCATCGAGAGGGCAGCGCATGGTTGGCTGGCCAGGTTCCAGAACCGTGGGCTGATGCATCGGAAGAACGTGAACAGCGTCGTCGAGATCTTCGAGAGCTACATCGCACCCATAAATTTGACCATCGGTGGACAGAAAGTTAAGAAGGGATCGTGGTTGGTGATGTATCACGTGCTCGACAAGTCGATCTGGAAGAAGATCAAGAGCGGAGAGTTCCGTGGCTTCTCCATGGGTGGTTTCGCGCGGCGCGTGAAATTGCGTGAGGATTGAATTTGTGCGTAGACTGAAGTCGGACCGATGGCGGGAACGAATGCCAATGCAAAGGCAGAACTCAAAGACATTGAAACCAGAGAGGTTTCGATCGTTGATTTCCCTGCGATCCGTCGACGTTTCCTGATCATCAAACGCGCCCCACCGGAGGATGGAATGACCACCAAACGAACAGCGATTACGGCCAGTGAAGGCAGGGAACGAGTCGAGAAGACCGAGGGCGCTGCTGCTGCGGAGACCGGAGACGGCGATGCCAGCATGATGGATCTTCTCGGACTCGGCGATCTCGATGAGACTGCCGCAGCCGAGGGCGACGGCGATGGCTCTGGTGCTGCCACCGAGGGTGACGGCGACGGCGCTGCCACCGAGGGTGACGGCGACGGCGCCGCAGGTGCTGCAGCCGAGGGCGACGGCGATGCTGCTGCTGCCGCCGAGGGCGACGCTGCCACAGATGGTGCCGGCGATGCTGCCACCGAGGGCGACGGCGCTGCCGCTGCCACCGAAGGTGAAGCGGACGCCGCTGCCACCGAAGGTGAAGCGGACGCCGCTGCCGATGCGGCCGGTGATTCCGAGGTGGTGACCAAGGCGGTGAAGGCCGGCGCTGGTGCCAAGTCAGCCAAGACCGCACTGGCCGCGATCACACGCATCGTGAACCAGGCCAAGGATCTCGGTGACAAGCCGCTGAGTCCCGCGATGATTGCTTCGCTGAAGACCGTCATGAATCAGCTCAACCTGATGAGCGGTCAGGTCAGCAGCGCCAAGGAGAAGGACAAGAAGACCGAGAAGGTCGAGGGATCGACGATGCGGGCGCTGACGGCCGCGATGGAAAAGCTGACGGCCCTGTCCAACAAGCTTGGTGAGATGGAGGCCGACGCCGACATCGCAGACGCGCAGGGTAGTGAAATGCGTTCGATCGCTGCGTCGCTCGGAGCGATCATCGACAAGTACGGCAAGCCTGCCACGCAGACGGAGAAGAGGGACATCGAGATCTTCAAGGCCATGGGCTCGGAGAACGATGCCGATCCCATGATCGTGTTCAAGTCAGGCGCCAAGATGAAGCGCGTCCGTCTCAGTCAGTTCAAGCGAGCGGTCGAGGCGTTGCAGTCGATCCTCAAGGAGCTGGCCGGTGAGCAGGTCGCAAAGACCGCGCCTGCAGCGGCCGTCGATCTCACTCCTGTTACCAAGGCCATCGAGGCCATGGGTGGCAAGGTCGACACGAAGATCGAGACCATCAACAAGTCGGTCGGTGACTTGACCAAGCGTCTCGAAGCGGTCGAGGGCATCCGTCCCACGGGTGCTGGTGACGGAGATCCTCCCGAGGCCACCGAGGTCAAGAAATCGGAAGACGACATCGGATGGGGTAGTGTACTCGGTACGTAGCAGATAGTTTTTCGCCAAGATCGGCAATCAAGAGAAGAACGGCACAACAGGAGTCAATCGAATCATGACCAACAAAGAGCTGATCGAAAAGGCCACCATCACCACGGCGGCCCTGGCGAATGCCGGGAAGCTCAATCCCAAGCAGGCTGACCGTTTCATCGACTTCGTCATTGACGAGACGTCGATGCGGAACGTCGTCCGGGTCGAGAGGTTCCGCAACGAGCAGGCACTGATCGAGAAGATCGGCGTCGGCAATCGTGTCGCGGTTCCCAAGGCCGAGGCGGTCGATCCCAACCTTCGTCGTGGCGTGACGACCAGCAAGATCACGCTGCAGCCCTCCGAGATCATGGTGCCGTTCGAGATCGGCGACATCTTCAAGGAGCACAACATCGAGGGCGACAAGATCGAGGAGCGCATCATTCAGATGATGGCGCGACAGCTCGCCAACAACTTGGAAGAGTTGTATTGGGGTGGCTTGACCAATGGTCCCGCCGCTCTCGAAACCGACCTCATCGAAGGTGGGAGCACCACGCTGTTCGTCAAGGACAGCTACCTCGCGCTGTTTCAGGGTTGGTTGGCCCTGGCCGAAGGCGGCAACGTCGTCGACGCGCAGAACGCGACGATCGCCCAGAGCGTTTTCGGGCAGGCGAAGCGCGCCATGCCCAACAAGTTCCTCAAGAACGTGGCCGCGATGCGGTGGTTCTTGTCGTTCGATCACGAGCAGGCGTACCGCGAGGGTCTGTCGAACCGTGGCACCGGCCTCGGCGACGCTGCCGTCAACGGTGCCGATGCACCTCGGCCGTTCGGCATCCCGATGATGCCGGTGTCCTTGCTGCCCTCGGAGCCACAGTTCTCCGAGGATGTGGTCATGAACACCGATGGCACCACGGCGTCGCAGCTCAGCTTCTCGCCGATCACCGGACAGGTCGTGATCAACCAGGCGCTGGGCAAGAACCCAGAGGCCCAGTTCGTTGCCGGCGCCGGCAACGACTACACGGTCGATCTGGCCAACGGCACCATCACCCGCCTGGGTGGTGGCACGATCGGCTCGGGCGCGACCGTCAAGGTCACGTACAAGACCGGTGGCCGCATGCTGCTCACCGATCCGAAGAACCTCATCCTGGCCATCGGCCGCGACATCCGCATCGAGCGGGACCGGAACATCTTCCGGGGTGCCAACGAGTTCGCCATCACGGTGAAGGCGCAGGCGCAGATCGAGGAGCTGACAGCTCTGACGCTCGTGAAGAACATCGCGGTCCCCAGCTAATTTCCCGCTGAACCTGTGAGGGCTGAGAAGCCCTCTTACCCACTGACCATTTACCAGGAGGAATCGCATGGATAAACCCATGGCCGAGATAACGTGGAACGGTGCTGCAGCCACGTACTCCATCAAGCCGCACGGGAAGTTCGAGCGTGGCAGGACACGAACGAGCAACGACGCGGAGCTGATCGAGTACTGCAAGAACGTCCGTGGTTTTTCGGTGTTCGAACCGCCACCCAGGAAGACGGCCTCCAAGGACAAGACGTCGGACGAGGGAAGCGGAGACGCTGGCGATCCCGAGACACCAGAGTCCGAGACACCCGAGCCCGAGGTGGTGACCAAGGCGGTGAAGGCCGGCAAGGGCAAGGGCGGACCGCGACGCGGACGCTGACGTGGTCCTGGCGAATCTCGCCAACGGCCATACCAGAGCCTTCGACCTGCAGGAACCCGAGAGCCATGAGGCGCTCGATGAACTGATCCGTGAAGGCTCTGTCCGTGGCATGGCGATTCTATTCAACGGATCGCAGACGGTTCTGCCTGTGCCGCGTCGATTCCGTGAGCATTACTTCGGCGCGGAGTTGGTCGGTGGTAATGCAGAGCGCATCTTCTGCCAGGCTGACAATGTACGTGTGACTCTCACGCGATCAATCACCAGTGTGCTGGTCCGTTGCGATCTGATCCGCGTGGGACGAAACCGCTACAATCCCAGAGTCCGATCGCGTAAAGTTGTCCACCCATCCACAGCCCAGTAGAGTGAAACCATGGCACCACGGAAGAAGGCCAAGAATGGCAAGGGACCACCGGTCGACAGCGACGGCAACTTCGTTCTCCCGGAGATCCTACTCCTGAAACTTCGTGCCGCCGACGCCGAGTGCCGAATGTCATTGGCCGAGTTGGAGGTTGCATCGAACCGTGTCGCGAAAGCGATCGAGGCTGTGCCCGCTGTCAACAAGGCCATGCTTGATCAGAACCTGGCCATGGGTCGGATCTCGGTGCGCAAAGGGGAGCGCTCCAAGGTCTACAAGGAGATCGAGGAACTGTTTGGCGTCGATCAGCTCTCGCTGTACACCATCGACGAGAAGACCGGGATCATGGAACTCAAACCCGTCGACAAATCCACGGGAGAGGAAGCGCCGACCAAGGGCGACAAGCCTTCGGCGTAGTACGCCGTGCTGCTGATCCCTGCCAGAGGAGGCGGTGGCGGCGGAGGCGCCGGCCTCGATCCGAAGGCATCGGTCCGACTTGCCACGGACGCGCCACTGCCAGCGTTCACGGCTGCTGGTTCTGGCATCGGCAAGACGCTGACCGCGAATGCGAACGGCGCACTGACAGTCGACGGCGTTGCGGTGGCGCTGAACAATCGCGTCGCGGTCAAGGATGAGGCGACGTCCGATCCGGACCACGGCATCTACACCGTGACCCAGGTTGGCAGTGGCAGTCTCCCGTGGATCCTCACCCGGGCCACCGACGCTGATCAGGACAGCGAGGTCACGGCCGGCATGTTCTTCTTCGTCACCGAGGGAACCGTGAACGGCGATACGGGATGGATCCTCGTGACCAACGATCCGATCGTAGTCGACACCACGCCGCTGCAGTTCAGTGAGTTCACGCGGCTGGGCGCAGTCGTTGCCGGCGCCGGCCTGATCAAGATCCTGAATACGATCGCGGCCGAGCTGCATACCACGGCGGATCTGCAGGGAGCCGGCGCTGACGGAGGAACCTCTGGGCTGGAATTAGATGTGACCGGCGTCGCGGGTAAGATGAGAGCCAAGGTCGATCCGATCGGTGGGATCCAGCGTCAGGCTGCTGGCCTGGCTCTCGATATAATTCTTGACACCGATGGAACGATCGTGATCGACAGCGACGGAGAATTCGTGGACACGGAATAAATGGGTCAGCACAAAGACATAACCGTCGCCAAGGGCATCCACATCGTCCACGCGTTCGAGTTCGCGGACGCGACGGCACGCAACGCTGCAAGCGTGGTCACCGCCGACATCGGCAAGGTTGCACGGCAGCTCGACGACGACAGCTTCTATGTCCTGCAGAACACCACGCCGACATGGGCACAGATATCTGGTGTGACTGGCGCACCGGTCGGTGCGTCCTACGTCGTCATTAGTCTCGATGCAACGCTGACAGCCGAGCGTCGCCTGCAGGCAGAGGCGTCGGTATTGTCTCTCACCGACAGCGGTGCCAACGGCGACATCACGGTCGGCGTCCTGGCCAACGGGATCAGTAACGCGAAGCTGCGCGACTCGGCCGGTACCTCTGTCATCGGTAAAGCCACGGCAGGTAGTGGGGATCCTGCTGACATTGTTGCCGGCGTCGATGACCGCGTCCTGTCAAGAGCCGGCGGTGCACTCGCGTTCACGTTGATTGCCACGGCCATGATCGCGGCGAACGCCATCGACGATACGAAGCTACGCGATAGCGCAGCCACGTCGGTCATCGGTCGCAGCGCGGGCAGCTTTGGGGATCCGGCCGACATCGCAGCCGGCGCTGACAACACCGTCCTGCAGCGCATCGGTGGTTCGCTGTCGTTCGCAGTACTCGACACGATACCGGAGGACCTGTCCCTCACCGGAGACATCACGCCGGCATCGCTGGCTGCGAACACAAACAACTACACGCCGCCCGGTGCGTACGCGACGTCCTCAACGGTTCGCCAGGCATCGAGTGTCAACGTCAACATCACGGGACTGACCGGCGGCGTAGACGGCCGCGTGATCCTGTTCCACAACATCGGCAGCAACGACATCACGCTGACGAACCAGGACGGGGCGAGCACGGCCGCCAACCGTTTCGCCCTGAGTGCGAACCTGACCCTGCAGGGTGACGAGTCGGCGTTCCTGCAGTACGACAGCACCAGCTTACGGTGGCGCCTGGCGGCCCACAGCGCGACTTCTTCTGAGGCGGCCCCACGCGGCGCCAGCTACGTCGTCATCGCACTGGACGCCACGCTGACGGCCGAGCGGCGTCTACAGGCGGAGGCGTCCGTTCTAACCCTCACAGACGGCGGTGCCAACGGCGACATCACGGTCGGGGTAGCGGTCAACGGCATAAGTAACGCGAAGCTCCGTGATAGCGTGGCCACCTCCGTGATCGGCCGGGCCGGGGGTACGACCGGCGATCCCGCCGACATCGCAGCCGCTGTAGATGACCGCGTGCTTGCTCGCGCGGCAGGCACCCTCTCCTTCACTCAGATTTCGACGGCGATGGTGGCGGACGACGCCATTACGTTCGCCAAGATGCAGGACATCGCGACCGACCGATTGCTTGGACGTGACACCGCTGCCACTGGCAACGTCGAGGAACTGACCGTTACGGGCGGCGTCGAGTTCACTGGAGCTGGCGGGATCCGGCGTAGTGCCCTGACCGGAGACGTGACTGCTGCCGCCGGATCGAATGCAACTACGATCGCAGCGAACGCCGTCAGTGATACCAAGCTGCGTGACTCCGCTGCGCGGTCGGTGCTCGGACGTAGCGCTGCGACGGGCGGAGATCCTGCAGACATTGTTGCCGGCGCCGATGACACTGTCCTCGCCCGCGCTGGTGGCACGTTGGCCTTCCAGGCGATCAGCACTGCCATGATCGCGAACGACGCTGTCACGTTCGCGAAGATCCAGAACATCACGACGGACCGGTTGCTCGGACGTGATACGGCGGCCAGCGGTGACACCGAAGAGATTACCGTGGCTGGTGGTCTCGAGTTCACGGGTGCTACCGGCATCCAACGAAGCGCCCTGACGGGCGACGTCACTGCACCGGCCGGATCGAACGCGACGACGATTGCTGCCGACGCCGTCGACGACACGAAGCTGCGCGACTCTGTTGCCACCAGTGTCATCGGTCGTAGTGCTGGCAGCACTGGAGATCCGGCTGACATCGTGGCCGGCGCAGACTTCGAGGTCCTGCAACGGACCGGTGGCACGCTTTCGTTCTCGGTCATCGATACGATCCCGGAAGACTTCGCATTGACTGGCGACATCACGCCGTCGTCGCTGGCGGCGAATCAAAACAACTACACACCGAGCGGCGCGTACACCACGGCCTCTACCGTCCGCCAGGCGGCTAGTGCAGCCGTCGACATCACTGGACTGACCGGTGGTGCAGATGGTCGCCTCGTGCTCTTCCACAACATTGGCACCTTCGACATCACGCTCAAGGACCAGGATGGTGCGAGCACGGCCGCGAATCGCTTCGCGCTCAATGCCGACATCGTCCTGGGTGCTGACCATGCCGCAGTCCTGCAATACGATTCCACTTCATCGCGCTGGCGTGCAGCGGGTTCGACCGTTGGTGGTACCGGCGGCGGGATCGGCGGAACCATTGCTACTGGCGGTCTCATAGCGTTCAGCACAGCGCTTGATGTCATCGGCGGGAATACCAAGTTCAAGTGGGACGACGTCAATGAGCGCCTCGGCGTAGGCAAGGCGGTCCCGGCGTTCACGATTGATGCTGTCGACAAGGCCAGCTCCACGATCCAGCTGTTTTGGGGGAAAAACGGCATCAACTCCCAGCTTCAGGTCACCGGCAGTACGGCACAAAAGCAGCGCATCTTTCTGTCCAACGGCTCTGCCTCTGGCGGCTTTGAGATGCAAACCGTTGCGGGTGGAAACGATCTGCATTGGCTCATTGATGGTGCCAACGATCTGATCTTGAAAACTAACTCGGTCATTCGCGGTCGCATGACCAGCGGTGGCAATCACTTCCTGTCCGGTGAGGGTGGACTGGCCGCCAGCGCAACGGACGGCTTCCCTTATGTGACAAGCGTAGCGGGCATTCCCACTGGAACGCCAACCAGCGAAACCAACATGAGCCCGTTTGTGCTCAACCGCACGGACAACATCTGGTACTTCTACGACGGGGCCAACTGGGTTCCCATTGGCAACCCGGCGCTGGTCGACCTTCAACTCATGGCCGAGCAGACCGGTGTACCCAGCAACGCTGCTTATCCGGTCACGGTTGTCGCGCCAATCATCACCGATGCGAACGATGGCGATCTCAAGGTTGCCGCCTACGATGACACGACCGAGGAGGGACGCAGCTTCGATCTGTTCATCCCACCAGGTGCAACCCGTATCGAATTTCAGTGGA